GATCATCCCCGGGAAGGCGCGCCCACATTCACGCCGCCCTACCAAGGCTCATCCACAGGTTCTGATCATTGCTCGCCCAGGCTTGCCGGAAGACGTTCTGTGGTCAACCAATTCGACCCGATTGATTTGTCCGTGGCTCGTGAAGTCAACATGTGGTGGGCATGGTTCATCCAGCCAGCTCATTCGGTCACCGTCCCGCCAGATACCCAACGCATCTCGGGATATGCGGTGCCCGGCTCCCGTTTTAGTCCTCCAAGGGCTTTATCCACCTCGGCGGCACGGTGCATGTCGAGTGCGTCAGGGTCTCGCCCAATGTCAGCGCCGCACACGCAGCGATGGACGTGCACGTCGGAAATGTCGTACCGGTGATCCCCGATCACTTCCGCTATGAGCTTCTGTGCGTCCGAAGGTTCGTCACTCATCGGTACCTCCTAGTCGTCGCAAATCCTCCGAAATAGTCCTGGCGAGGGCAGCGTCCCGTTCTTCTCGCGCCGCCGAGCCATCACCCTCTGCGAACAACTTGAGGGTCCTGCCTTCGTCTTGAATCGACACTGACCAATAGTCCGACCAATGCTCACGGCGCTTGGGGTCGATCATGTCTATGCGAGTTACCGTCTCGGGAATCGAGCGCTTCTCTAGCCGCTCTGCCCGCTCCCGTGTGCGGCGCATGATCTCTGCGGTTTCCCGGTGGGATTCCTGCTCCCGCTTCAGCGCTCGCAGTGCTTCGTCTCGTTCCTGGATTACCTTCGTGGAGTCCTTGACAGTGCCCTTCCACAACGCTTTCCAGTGGTCTGCGGCTTGTTCCAGGAACTCGACAGCCTCGATGAGTTCTCGCACAAGTCCCACGCGAAACAAATCTTGCATCTCATCAGTGCACTTTGAGTCCTCTAGGGATGCTTTGGCCCTATCAAGCAACTCGCTCATGGTGCTTGGTCCTCCGGTATCGGTAGTCCCCATTGAATAGAAATAGGTGGCCCACCGGGCTCTAGCGCTCCGCAAGCCCATTCGACGCAACCCATGAATGAGCCCGTGGTGGTGGATTCGCCGTCGTATCGGACGTGCCAGTTGCGGCCCCACTGGCGGATAAGGGCGCTCATCGCTCTAGCTCCTGAGGTTCTGCGGTAGGACTGTCTCCGAACGCGTAACAGTTCAGGGATGCGATGTTGTTGCGGCCCAACGGAAGGTGCCACCACCGTTTACCTTCAGAGAAGGTGGATTCTAGGATTGGACGGCGGCAGTGCCGACACAAGCGCTCAGTCATTGCTCTAGCCCCTCTGGTGTTGCGTACAAAAAGCACCTCTGATCAGATCCGTGCCTCTGGGTTTGTATGTGGTAATAGCCGCCTGTCTGGTTTGGGCGGATCTCCTCATGGCAGTAGATGCAGATGAGTTTCCGCACTTCACCCATCGAGAACATCCAGGGGCTTACCCTTGCGCGAGGCGCAGTCTGGGTCATCATGTCCGCCGTAGCAGACCTCATGGCAAAGGCAGTGGCAGACGATTCCGTGACATGTCGGCGTTCCGCTTCCATTCTTGAATCGGCGCTTGGTGCGACTCATAGTCCTAGTTCCTCACTTGGGTAGAACAAGCTCGCGTGCGTTCCGCGGATATTGCGACCATCGGCGAGTGCGGCGCATTCTGCGCATGGGTGGTGCCGAAAGCCTGGGCCGGTTACACCCCCACCGACGCTGAATCCGACTACGTGAACCCCGTTTACGCGGCGATGCCGGTCAAATCCGCACAAGCACGGACCTGTGCCGCCACGGGCAGTAGGACCGGCCAGGTGTACATCTAGATCAGTGCCGGTCTGAAACAACCCGTAGGGATCTTTTGGGCGGGAGCATTCGATGGTTGTCAGGTTGTCGCTCATCACAACTCCTCACTTGGGTAGACCCGTTTAGAGAGTTCGTCCAGAAAGTCTTCGACCGTGCCTGCGCAGTAGGCGTCGCCTATATCTCGCGTGCTGTATGGCTTCCACGTTCGGGCTTCGGCAATTAGTTCCTGTACCGACTTAGCCATCTCACGGGCAGAGGCGATGACGAATGCCGCGATACCCGTATCCCCGTCGCAAAACTCATCGAACCGGCGAAGATCGCCGTAACGTTCTATCCACGCCCGTTGTGCGGCTGCGATTGCAGGATCAGTCATTCGAACCTCGATCGCAGTTTGTCCAGCTCTACACGAGCGTCCATGATCTTGCGGTCAGCTGCCTTACGCTGCGCCCCAGTCTTCGCCGAAAGCACCATTACGCCTGCGTCGAACAACATTTGGTCGATCTTGTCTATCCGGTCCGTTACTTCACTCATCGGGATCACCATCTCTTGCGCCACATCGGCAGTAATGCCGTAACCGCACATGGAACGGCGGGTAGGCGCAGCGGTGGACGCCGGTATCGTTCGGATCATCCGGCCCAGTTCCGGTGACCCATGAGTGGTTGCAGATGGCGTCACTCATCGGTCGTACCCCCTCCCGAGAATATTTCCCAGAGAAGCCATTCCGGCGAACCCTCTTCGTATGGGTTGTCACTCATGGCTTCACCTGGCCCGTCCACGGCAGATGTAGGCCGTCGTTTTCACGTCTTGGAACCACATGTATGTGGGTGTGGAACACGGTTTGTGTGGCATCCGGGCCGACGCTGGTGATGATGTTGGCCTGGATGTTGCGAGCTTCAACCCATAGAGCTGTGGAAAACATCAACTCGGATGCGATATCCGGGTCGGAGGCGATATCCGGTGTGTGCTTTCTATGGATGAGCAACACGTGACCTTCGGTGACAGGGTTTAGTGGGTTGATTACTGCAATGCCGAAGGATTCCCAGATCTTGTCCAGGTTGTGCCAGTTGCCGGGGCAGAATGGGCAGTCTCTCAATGCTCCTCCGCTTCATCCGGCCAGAAGCGGTCAGGGGCTACGCCTTCAGGCCACCAGTCCTCAATTTCCGGCTTGTCAGCACTGTGCCAATCGTCCGAGGCGATGCGATGGAGGTCGCGGAACCAAACGCCATCCACCTCTTGGTCGAGGTGATCACGGTACCAGTCAGCAACTGCGAACTCGTCGGTTACGTCAACGCCGTGGGCCACCATCACGTCGAGTTCACGCTCAGAGACATCAAAGGTGCATTCTCTGAGAATCGTTAATGTGCAGTTGATTTGGATCGTCACGAGACTCCTACGTCTTCATTGGTCGGATAGGGACATCATTTTTCGCGGCCCACTCACGCATCGCATCCTCAGCTGACTGCATCTTCTCTAGCGCGCAGTTCAGTCGCCCGTCTCCTCGCTTACCAGTGAGAAGCCTTGTAACGGAGGCACGTTGAATATCCAGGTTGGTGATCGCGGTTCGCAGGATCACTTCCTTGGCTCGCTTATCCATTTGCGGCATTTGCCGTGTCCTCCAAGTCTTGGATGTACGCCTTGCATTCACCTTGTGTCTCAGCCGCGTAAACAACCTTCAGGGCTTCACCTTTGGCTGTGCGCACGAACGCGCGCCAGAACTTCGGGGTGAACTCGGCTGTCTTCCTCTTCTGCCGGATGACATAGAGGATGTTGGCGTTTCGAGATGGGACTGCGTAGTACACGCTGTAGCCGGGGTTGTCCTTGGACACGTTGACCCACTTCAACATCAGATCCCCCAATGCTTGTTAACCCACGCGAGCTTGTCACGGCTACTGAGCACCTCGGTGCGCATGCCATTCATGGCTGCGTGCACACTCTGCAGGAGACGAGACTCAGTGGTGCAGCTAGAAATATCCACAGTCCGTTCTGTCACAACAAATTCAGAGTCGCCGCCATCGAGTAGTGCCACCAGTAGGTGTTCGGAGCTTCCCCACCTGACGCGCCACTTCCATCCCAGAAATGGGGGTGGGGGTTCGCCGTGGCGGGATTTGAGTTCACTCATGACTCCACCAACTCGTATGTCCGTTCGAAGATGTCAGGTTTGCAGGGGTAGAATTCGCCGCCAACGCCAAGGATCACGTAGTCGAATGGCGAGATCTCCATATCACCCTCAAGGGTGCCGATCTCGAACGATCCCCAGTCCTCACCGTCAGGCCCAGATGCACCACTCAAGGACTCATCGCGGTATGCCGTGCCGTCATTCGCTTCAATCCACTCAAAGATGTCATCAGCGAAGTTCTCTGCGGACCACTGCATTGCCTCGATAACGAGTGGCCTTTTCCGGTATCTCTGTAGTGCGCTCATGACCAGCTCACCGCCACTTGGGGGAGGAGCTCGGGCCACAAGCCCTCACCAACCACACCTTCATCGGGGATCGTCACCGTAAGAATGCGAACATCTCCTTCAACAGACTCGGCGTAGTTCTTAGCTACGCCCTTTTTTGTGTATGAACGACTATTGCCAGAATTGCCAAGCCCCAGAGAGGGTTTGCCGTTCTCAAACTTGACAAGCAGATGCACTTGCGCGCTCATGAGAACACCGGCACCGGGTAGAACGGTCCGTCTGGCCAGCCGTCATCGTCAATGGTGGCCAGAAGCTCTGGGAAGCCGTCAACCCAGGTGAGCGTGCACCAATTCCTCTCGGACTTCAGGTACACCCACACTGTGCCTTCGCGGTCCACCCAGATGTACTTACGGTGGCGCTTCCTGAGCCGTTTCACGGGCTTCAACATCTCAATCCCTTCCTTCGTGTGCTTAAAGCATATGAACGCCAAAGTGGTTCATGTGGGTAGATGAAGGCTTACCTATGGAGTTTGCTGATACACTTGTAGCAGGAGGTACAGCTGGTGATCGCTCCGTCAATTAGCTTCGATGACAAGGCAACAAAGCCTTTGTGGAGCGATCTGACGCTTGAAGATGTTCGTGCACTCATCCGAAATGACGTAGCCGAGCTAAACCACTACCTCGACCTACAGGCGCAGGACGCAGCACTTTGTGTGGACGGAAACCGTCAGCCCAACTATCGCTTGCGGACCTACATCAAGGCCTGGGAATACGCACAGGACGCGCATTGGTCCTGGTACAGGAAGATTCGCGATGCCCGAACCACAGCAGCCCAAGGGGCTCAAGGACTGGGGTAAGCATCTATGGGACGGCGTTACTGCAGGGTCAACACTGGATCCAGCCGGATACGTCCTTCTCGGTGAGGCATGCCGTACCGCTGACATCATTGAACGACTCAGTGGGGCATTGGCTTCAGGCTCGTCGGAGTGGATCCGTCTAGCTGAGGATGCTGAATACACAGCGCCTGACGCTGTTGAAATCAAGATCGTTGTGAATCCCCTTCTGGGTGAGATCCGCCAGCAGCGGCTCGCTCTGCGTCAGCTGTTGGCGCAACTGAAACTCGGAAATTCCGAGGCTAATTCGGGAGAAGTTGACGACCCCATCGCAAAGATGATGGCGGAGTTCGCTTTACCGGACTGAGTATGTAGACAAGGACGGTTGGGCCCTCAGTGGTTGCAACTGGTGAAGTCCGCATTGGTGATCAGATTCCACCCAACTACTGGGTTCCAGAGTATGTCCGATCACGCGGCGACAAAGCTATCGCATTCCTGAATGCCATTGGATACCACTTGGATCCGTGGCAGCAGTTGATCCTTCGTGACCTTCTAGGCGAACGTGAGGATCGCAAGTGGGCTGCGCTAGAAGCGGTTCTGCTCATTCCCCGACAAAATGGCAAGACGGCGATCACCGAAGCATTGGAGATCGTCCACCTGTTCCTATTCGGAACACGCCTGATCATCCACACCGCCCATCTCTTTGATACGGCCTACGAGTCGTACCTGCGCATGGTGGACATCATTGAGGGCTGCCCTGCTCTCGACAAGTACGTTCGATCGAAGCCTTCCGCCAACGGCAAGGTTGGCATCATCCTGAATAACGGTGCGCGCCTGCTCTATAAGGCTCGCGGCACCGGTCAGGGTCGAGGCTTCTCGGGCGATCTAGTTGTGCTGGATGAGGCATACGACCTCGATCCCGACATGGTCGCGGCGTTGATCCCCGCATTGTCGGCGCGTAAAAACCCCCAGGTTATTTACACCTCTTCTACGGGTAACGAAGACTCAGCGGTCCTTATCAAGGCTCGCGAGCGTGGCATGGACCACCATCCTCGTATCGCCCTGTTCGAATGGTGTGCGGACGCTGGCTGCAAGCTCGATGACATCGAGCAGTGGTACAAGTCGAACCCCGCGTTGGGAATCCGCCTCACCGAGGAGTGGATTGCGAACGTTGAGCGCGGCTCGATGGACGACAAGAAGTTCGCCCGTGAGCGCCTCGGCCTGTGGCACGACAACTCGATCAAGTCTCCTATCGATGCCGAGCTCTGGAAGTCCCGTTGTCGCTGCGCCGGTTTGGTTCATTCCGAGCATTCCGAACTTGGCGTCTCCCAGATCACTTCACGCATCGTCCTTGCTGTTGATGCAGCACCAGATCGCTCTAATGCCACGATCGGCCTGGCTGGCTACACAGCTGACGGCAAGAAGCAGGTTGAGGTCGAGTCGAGCGAGCGCGGCATCTCCTGGTGTGTTGAGGCGATTGATCAGATCTACAAGGCGAAGAATTCGCCGACGCCACTTGCTGTTTGCATTCAGTCAGGAGCACGCGCGGGTGCACTGATTCCTGAGCTTGAAGCCCTTGGCATCGAAGTAATTCCGTTCGGCACTAAGGAGATTATTGCCGCGACGGGGTTCTTCTATGACTCGGTTGAGGATGGCTCCCTTATCCACCTTGGCGATCCCACGATCACTGTCGGCCTGGCTGGGGCCCGCAAATACAACCTCGGCGGCAAAGTCAGCAACGCCATTGACGAGGGTGAATACAACGGCTGGGGCTGGTCCCGAGCCGATACCACCGTCGACATCACCGGAGTCTGCGCCATCTCCTACGCCCTATGGGGGCTGAACATGCTGCGTTCCAAGGCGATTGTCGAAAAGAAGCACTACGAGGGTAAGCCTCGTGGGGGAGGACTTTGGTGAGCGTCTACCAGAGCGACGTCTACTACCAGTCAGACGTATACGCACCCGAATTCTGTCCTGCGCCAGTCGATCTTCCAGATCCTTCGCTGTCGGGTAAGGCGCTGGAAACCTTCATCACCAAGAAGGTGTTTCCCGCATTCGAGCTCGAGCGTGGCCGACTTGCCCATCTTGAATCCTGGGGTGCTGGTAAGCAGCCGTCTGTACGGCCACTGAAGCGCAACACTGAGCGCGCGGTGCTACAGCGGATGGCTCGCACTCCATGGATCCCGGTGATGATCTCCACCTTCGCCCAGCAGATGATCGTTGACGGTTATCGCAAGGAAGGCGAGACGGAGAACTCTGAGGGATGGAAGTCCTGGGTTCGCAACAAGATGACCGCGCAGCAGATCTCCCTGAACCGCGCTGTGATGACCTACGGATACGCCTACGTTCGCGTCACCGAGGGTGTTGATGAGACCAGCAAGGTCATGGCGATCATGCGCGCCGTTGACCCTATGGATTGCTTCGCTCTTTACGACGATCCGTACGCTGACGAGTACCCCCAGTTCGTTCTGGAGAAGCTTCCTCAGAAGGGCAAGTACCGCTGGTGGCTTCCCAATGGTGACTTCATCCCATTGACTTTCGATAAGGGCAAGTTCGGCGCAGGGACGCTCGAGAACACCAAGTACGGCACGCCACCGTTCGTCCGCTACGTCAACCAGATCGACCTGCGTGGTCGCTGCTGGGGTGACGTGGAGTCGGTTATTGATCTCGCGGCCCGCATTGACAAGACGGTGTTCGACCGCCTCCTGGTTCAGCACTTCAACAGTTTCAAGGTTCGTTGGGCTACTGGTCTAGAACAGCCAGATACCTCGGATGAGGTCGAAGAGACCAAGATCCGCATTGGGCACGAGGACATCCTCATCTCCTCGGAGGCGCAGGCCCGGTTTGGCACTCTTGATGAGACCTCGATGGACGGCTTTATTGCCGCCTACAAGGCTGATCTAGAGACTTTCGCGGCAGTCATGCAGCTGCCACCCAACCTGCTCGGCCAGGTCGTGAACGTGGCTGCTGACGCACTCGATGGTGCTCGTAAGCAGACCTACCAGCGTCTGTTCGAGAAGCAGACCGTCATGGGTGAGTCGCACGCCCAGGTGCTCCGTCTTGCCGCCCTGATTGAGGGCCGTGAAGAGGATGCATCTGACTTCTTTGCACGCGTCCACTGGCAGGACGTCGAGGTTCGCTCGCTGGCTCAGTTCGCGGACGCGTGGGGCAAGATCTGCTCGCAGCTCGGTGTTCCGAAGATCGCCGCATGGCACCGCATCCCTGGTGTTGAGCAGACCGAGGTCGAGGCCTGGGAGAAGAAGGCACTTGATGACGATCCGCTCACCACGTACTTGCGCGAGGTTGTGGGTGTAACCACCACTTCGGTAGGCGTGGATTCGAAGACCGGCAAGCCAGAGCCTCCACCGGCAGCGCCCAATCCAGGCGGCCCGGGTGGCGGTGGGCCCAACAACCCAACCAACCAGAGGCCGCTGAACAACAAGACCGGCGTCTCGCGGGGAATGGCTACTAAGTGACCGCGCCCCAGGAGCAGGGGAGCGGACTGAAGGCCCTTGAGGCATACATCGCCTATCGCACACTGAAGCACAGCGAGGACCAGGACGCCATCGCGGCAGGGCTGGCCTTGAAGCTCTACCCAATCTGGCTGATTCAGCGATTCGATGAGCTCGACAGGACCACGCCCCTCTGGGTGAGCTCAGCACTCCCGCTGGTGAAGACCGCCTACCTGCAGTCACAGAGGGCCGCAGCTGTATTCGCGAGTGACGTTCGCAACGCAACACTGTCGACTGAGGACTTCCTGCCTATGGATGTGCCGGTCGTAGAGGTTCCAAGCAACATCTCGCCATTGCGGTTCTCAGACAGCCTGATTCCTTCCGTGTCACTGGAATATCAGCCCCTGGTTGAGTTCGATCCCTTTCCTGAAAAGGATGTCGCCACATCACTGGTGATCAACGGCAACTACGAGATCAAAGCTTCGATGCCGGGTCCTCAAGAGGATCTGATGTACAGCGGGTTGTCTAACTCTTCGGGAGCCGCGATCCGCCAGGCGATGAACGGTGGCCGGAATGTCACGGGCAACGTGGTGTACACCGATCGCAAGATCATCGGCTATGCACGCGTGACCGATGGCAACCCCTGTTGGTTCTGCGCTCTATTGGCAAGTAGGGGAGCGGTTTTCCGAAAGAGTTCGTTCAAGGGTGGCCGAGCTAATCCTTGGAACGGATCCCTAACCAAGGGAGACCAGGACTTCATCGCACCGAAGGATGGACCAGAGTTGCCCGAAGGCTTCTCGAATGTCGCCAAGGTGCACAACCACTGCCGCTGCCAGTTGCGTCCGGTCTATGCGCGTGAGAAGTCGTTCGGACAGAAGCACGAAGCGATCCGCGACGAAGAGGCTCAGTTCTATTTCGATCAGTGGGACAAGGTTTCCCGCGAATGGTACTGGCTATCAAACAAAGATCAGGCCGCGAAGTTCCGCGAGCAGTACACCCCTTTCAAGCGCACCACACCCGATCTAGGCAAGGTGCGCAAAGAACTTGAGAGCCGATCGCGAGCTCTCCTCGGCGCAGGATTCAGCCGTAATTCTCCCCAGGTGGAGTGGGCGAACACGCGTCTTTCGCAACTGGCTGCGTAGCCAGGACGGTTTCACGAACGACCGAAAACGGTTCGGAGAGAAGAGAATGCAGTGAGCGAATCACTGATGCCCATTCACCCAACCACCGGCCTTCAGGCTATTGGTTTCACCTCGCGCGGCCCTATCTGGCCCATCATGGGCGGGTCCGAGGATGCCGGGAATGACGCTGGGGCAGGCGACGATCCCGGCAATGACGGAGCGGATATCACCCCTCCTGTGGCAAACAACTGGTGGAGCTTCGAGAGCAAGGAAGCCGCTACCGAGTGGGGAAACAAGCTGGTCACTGACCGCCTCGCGCGTGATCGTAAGAATAAGCTCGATCCCCTTACCGCTGAGCGTGATACACTAAAGGCAGAGGTAGAGCGCCTCAAGCAGTTTGAGGCAGCCGGTCAGACCGACGCGCAGCGTTGGGAGGCCGAAAAGGCCACTCTGGCAAATGAGCTTCAGCAGCTCCGCGAATTCAAAGCATCTACCGATCGCAACAATCTCGCGCGTGAGATCGCCGAAGAGATTGGACTTCCAGTCCGATTCGCCTCCCGCATCACGGGAGATGACGAAGATGCGATGCGTGCCGACGCACAAGAACTACTCGACGTCCTGAGTGAGGGCGGGTCAAACACCAAGAAGACGCCTGCGCAGAAGGCTCCGAAAGATACTGCGCCACAGGGCGATGGACCTCGTAAGGGTCAGAGTGGTGGAGGCGGGTCCAGTGAGGACTCGGACGAGGCGATGACCGCATCGATCCTCGATCAGATCAAGCAGGACCGCGAGCGCGGTGGGCTCACCACTCGACGCTAACCCGGTTTCCCTTTAATCCAAGGACATTTCGTAGCTTATGGCTAACGCATTCCTGAAGCCGACCGTGATCATTAACACGATCCTCGGCATGCTGCAGTCGGAACTTGTTCTCCCACACTTCGTGTGGAAGGACGGTTTGGGTGACTTCAGTGGCAAGTACAACGACACGATCACCATCCGCATCCCGCAGCCAACTATCGCTCACACGCGCAAGCTTCGCGCGACTGGGCAGGACCGTCTTATGCAGGTCAGCGACCTGACTGAGACCTCGGTCGACGTCCGTCTGAACGACGTGGTGTACAACCTGGTCGCTCTGACCGATGAGGAGCGCGAGCTTGATGTTCGCAGCTTCGCTGTGGACGTTCTGCCGCGTCAGGTTCGCTCTGTTAGCGAGAAGCTCGAGGCCGGTGTCGCGACCACTATTGTCGACGCCCCGTATCAGCAGGTGCACACCGCTGCTGTGGATGCGATCTACAACGCGGTGATCCACGCCCGTCGTCAGCTTAATGACGCTTTCGTTCCCCGTGAGGGACGCGTCCTTCTTGTCGGATCGGCTGTCGAAGAGGCCCTGCTTCTTGATGACCGTTTCGTGCGCTACGACTCGGCGGGACAGGCTGGCGCTGACCGCCTGACCAACGCCCGTATCGGTCGTCTGGCCGGATATGACGTGGTTGTGGTGGACACCATCCCCCATGGTGCGGCGTTCCTGTTCCATCCAACTGCCTTCGTGCTGGTTACCCGCGCACCTGGTAAGCCGTTCTCCAACAACGTCGCTGTATCGACTGTTGGTTCCGACAATGGAATTGGCCTGCGTTGGCTGGGCGACTACGACTCGCAGATCACTACTGACCGTTCGTTGGTCGACACCTGGGCCGGATACAAGGCCGTGGTCGATCCCGATCCCGGGTTTGTCCGCGCAGCTCGTATCCAGCTAGCCGCAACGTCGGTTGCCATCGGCAACAAGGGCGACGTGGCTGTAGGTGCGACTCGCGCGCTGTCGTTGGTTGATTCCAACCTGGACAACCGTGCCGGTGACTCGATGGTCACTTGGGTCTCGGACACCCCTGCTAAGGCGACCGTTGACGCGAACGGCGTCGTGACTGGTGTGGCAGCAGGTACCGCCAAGATCACCGCGACTATCGGTTCGGTTACGGACAACTACACCATCACTGTCGCCTGATCGGGAGGCAAGATGGCCGACGATTTTCCCGACCAGCTTGCCACCGCAGATGAGCTAGCCACCTGGATGGGCGTCGTCTTCGATGACGACGACAAGGCCCGCGCGAGGTTCATCCTCCGCGTGGCCTCCGGGTGGGCTCGAATGATCTCGGGCAAGCTCTGGCCGGATCGTGACACGGTTTCTGTGACAGTTCGCGGCGTTGTCGCCGCAGCTGCGCGCAGGGAGTTCGAAAATCCCCGCCACGTCACCTACGAGGTCAAGGGCCCCGAGTCTGCCTCGTACGACCGTCTCGCATACCCGAACGGGTTCTTTACAGACGCTGAGAAGGCCTTTCTCCAGAAGTACCGCCCTAGCGGACAGCTCTGGGTGCAGGGGACTTGTCGAGATGACATGGACATGGTTCTCGGCTACGTGCGAATCCTCGGTTTCGACAAGCCACTTCCTTATTTCAACCCTTGGGATCCGGGGTGGATGGAGAGCGAGCACCTGTGATTAGGCGTGGCTCGCTGTCAGCGAAGGTCTACCGGGCAGTACATAGCCGTGATGAGCACGGAGACCCGATTGACGAGCACGGCAACGTTATTCGCCTTGAAGGTGACGATGGGTGTATCGGAACCGTCTATGGATTGATCATGGGTGGACAGGCTCCATTCTCCTCCCTGGATCGCCAAGAGTCTTCGAATACCACTGGCCAGATTGGGATCCCGAACAAAAACGCCATCAAGGTCAAGTTCGGTGACCGTCTAGTGATCAATGAAGTGAAGTACAAGGTCACTTCGACTGGCATGTGGGACTACCCCCAGCTGATGACCGGTACCCCACCTGAATACCACTGGGTAACTGTAGATGCCACCATCAACTGACGCTGACAAGGGCTACCCGCTCGAACGTCACGCAGAGGGTGGGCTTGCCTACTTTTACAAGGATCCGAACCCGGCTCTCGCGCAAATCCTTGTAGGGACGCGACTTCACGCGCTAACCGGCGAGTACACCGCCAAGGTCGCCGTCAACTACGTGACCAGTCTCGAGGCCCGACCCAAGCAGCAGAGCGACCGTCACCCGGGCGCGATGGCTGGTGCTGTTTCTGCCGAAGTGTTCATCGGTGGATACAAGACTGACCGCTGGATTGGCCAAATCACTGTTGGAGTGCGCTACGCGCTCGCAGATGAGATGGGTCGTAAGAACCCATCTGAGGGCCAGCACGGATCCATTTATCAGGGTTCGGGAGCGCTTCGCTCAGCCCTCTACGCAGAATTGCCGCCTCTATGACCATGTTGGAACTTCCCGACTGGTACGAGGACGATGATACCGACGCGGAAGTGCTTGTTATGAGCTACCTTTCGCGGCTCCTTGGAGACAGGGTCAAGGTATGCACTTGGCTTCCGCCAGGTTGGTACAGCCTTTCTCCAGGTGAGGAAGTTGGTGGTACGCAGCCCACTCTGCGGGTATGGCGACAGCCTGGACGGTTTGATCCCTCACTTCGCATGGATCAAGCAGTGATCCAGATCGCCGCTATTACGCCGACTCGCAAAGAGTCTTGGAAACTAATCCGTTTCGTCCGTCGAATGATGGATGACGAAGTGGTGACGGGACTTCCGATCACCCTGCCAGATGGCGATACAACCACGATCCGCAAGTCGGAGGAGTGGCTCGGTCCACAGCTCGTACCTGAGGAGTACGTGGACGAGAAGTTCATCCCCATCTCCTTCAAGATCTCGCTCCGCGAGCCCGAAGGGCTGCCGAAGTACCGGCAGATCATCAAATCGCTTCCCTAACAAGGACATCTCTAGCTCATGGCTGATTTTGAGACCATTCGCGACGCGAACAACGATCTCATCCGTGCGAACATGCACTTCGCGATCCTGTTCGATGACATGGATAACCCCGCTGTCGCGACTCTCGAGGATCTAGTTACCGGCGACCTTGACGTGCCCGCGACCGCCGAGTCTGCAGGCATGATCGAGAAGAAGGCCGGTGTCTCGATCACCCACAACATCGATTCGACTGACATCGAGTCCTACGGTGACGCGGAGCCTGCGCGCACCATCATCTCCAAGCGCACCGTTCAGTTCGAGGCTGAGTTCCTTGAGACCAAGAAGGTTGTGCTGGAGAAGTTCTGGGGAACTGTCTTCGATAGCACCAACCTCGAGGTATCGCCCGGTGGTGGTGTGACCCTGAAGGCTCCCACGCTGCCGCGCAACATCTTCTACCGCGCCTACTTGGTGGCCAGCGATGACGTGAACGGTGAGGATCTCTTCGCCTACTACATCATGCCGCGTACCAAGCTGGTGAAGGTCGACAACCAGGACAGCAAGGACGATGGAGCAGTCACCTACAAGATGACGTTCCAGGCCTTCCGCGACAAGGAAATGGGCTTCTCGGTCCTTCAGGGTTGGTGCGGACCTGGCTGGCTACGCCTGGTTGATAAGACCGGCTTCGTGGCTCCGATCGCTTCGATCACTGCGACTCCTTCGACTGCGACTGTGGCCGTGGCTGCCAACTCGCAGATCACTGTGACCGGTGATAACGGGATCAACTACACCCCGATCGCCAAGTACATCAGCTCGGCACCTACCAAGGCGTCGGTTGATAAGCACGGCAAGGTCACTGGTGTCGCAACCGGTAGCGCGACTATTACCGCGACCTACCAGGGCAAGACCTCGACGGTGACTATCACCGTCAGCTGATCCTGGCAATTCAATGACTTTCCCCGGCCCTGCGGCAGCGCTGCGGGGCTGGGGATTACCTCTGTAACAACCACTTTCGATAGGAGCAGATCAAGTGGCTACTGCAAAGAACACCGATTCAGTTTGGGAGAAGCTCCAGACTGAAAATGCTATCCCTCCGCTGGAGTTCCAGGGACTAAAGTTCCTTGAGCCAACTCAGGCGCAGGTGAACGCGTGGCGTTCCGCCCCAACGATTGAGGCCGGTGAGCGCGCCTTGTTCGGTGATCTGTACGACGCCGTCCATGAGCTGTTCGACCCGCTGCCAAAGCACGTGTGGGAGAACTTCAACACCCTCTACCTGCGCCACTTCTTCGGAGCGCCGGGTGATGAGGGCCTAAAAGACTAATCACGATCGTTGACCGTTACTGGTCAGCGATCTGCTGGGATTGCCAGCACCTTCTTCATTTCTCTGCATACGAGTACTTCCAGTGGGAGCCGGTTGGCGATGGCCGATGGCGACGCAAGCGGCCCATTGATGAGCTACTCGGATTCTTTGACACCCTGATGAATATCCAGGGCACTCTGACCAATGAGGCTGTTCTCAACGACCCGGAAACTATCGAATGGATGGGGTCTCGTAAGGACAGCGATGACGGTCCCAACAAGGTACGCATCTTCGGGCATACCGAAGATATCGCGTGGCTGAAGCGCCTCGTTGAGGTGCAGATCGGTAAGTCCTTGCCGGGTCCTGTCATTCCGGGCCTCGAATTGCGTCTCCAGCGGAAGTTGATCAAAACCAAGAACGCTGTCGAGCGCGCGCAGCAGCGCAATCGCGAACGGACACAGCGTCAATAGTCCAGGAGACTAAATGGCTGCCACCCTAGTGGGTGAGGCCGCAATCCGCATTGTCCCTACTCTGCGTGGGTTCAAGACTGAGGCGGATCGCCGCCTCAATGCGATGAAGTTCGATCACATCAAGATCGAATTTGACCCGCAGCTCGGCAAGGCCGAAGCAGAAGTACAGGCTTGGCGTCAGCGCCAGGAACTGAATGCGGTTTCGATCCCCGTCCGGGCAGATCTCCAGACGTTCCGTCGCGACCTTTCGCAGGTTGAGCACATCTTCAAGCGGAACTCTCTTTCTAAGGCACTTCGCCTAAACATCAAGGTAATTGGGCTCGACGCCCTACCGGCTCTTGCGTATGCGGCTGGTAGTGCAACGTCGGGCCTAGACGCGTTGGCTAAGAGCGCCTTTGCCCTTCCTGGCCTACTTGGCGGTGCACTGGCATCTGTTGGCGCGCTTGCTGTTGGACTCAACGGTGTTGGCGCTGCTTTCAAGGCCTACTCGGCAGACTCCAAGGACGCAACGACTCGTGCGCGTGAGATCGCCACTGCGAACCGCAATGTGGAGAGCTCGTATCGCTCGTATCGCATGGCTGTTCGCGACACTATCCGCGAGATTCAGGACCTGAATGCGGAGAACCGTCGTTCGTCTCTAAATGTGGCGGATGCCGTTCTGTCCGTGCAGGAGGCTGCTGACCGTATTCGTGAGGGTGGTCAGCGTTCGCTTACTGAGTTGAAGCGTGACCAGCTTTCGTACCTTCAGGCGCTGGATCACCTGCAGGAGGTTCAGACCAAGGCGCAAAGGACTGCGCAGGATGCCGCTGACGCGAACGCTCAGGGCGTAGAAGGCGCGGATCGGGTACTTGATGCCCTCGACCAGATTGCGAAGAACACAGAGGCTCTCAGCGCCTCGAAGATCTCAGAGGTAGATAAGGCGCTCGGCCAGCTGTCGCCGAATATGCGCAAGACCGTTGAGGCAGTCCATGGGCTTTCGGGTGCATGGCATGAACTTCAGCAGAGCTCTCAGGACGCGCTTAGCGAGGGCCTTGACGTAGCGATTACGGAGCTAGGCCAGAAGGCCCTGCCGGGACTGTCCATCGGAATCCGTCGCACCGCAAGCGGAATCAACGCTGCCCTGAGGAGCGCGCTGTCCTCTGTCGGCGGCAACGCCAACCAGGGATTGATGTCCGCGATCTTCGGCAACACTGACATCTTCTGGCGCAACATGGCCCGGGGAATGGACCCACTGATCAGTGGCTTCACCCGGTTGACCAAGGAGTCCTCGGACTTCCTGCCACGCATTGGTAATGCGTTCTCTTCGGTCTTCGATCGCTTCGATCGGTTCACCAAGCGAGTTTCCACTGACGGTTCGCTAGACCGCTGGATTGACTCAGGTCTGAAGGCTATCGGTGACCTCGGCAACTCGCTGTTGAATATCGGCGGGATCGTCTCCTCGGTGGCCGCTGCCTTCGACAAGGCTTCCGGTCACAAGGGCGGATTCATCTCCTCGTTGGCCGATGGAACGAAGAAGCTTGACGACTTCCTGAAGTCCACGCGTGGCCAGAACATGCTGGCGAAGTACTTCGGTGAGGCTCGCGACTTCATTGATCGCCTCTGGGATGCGTTGAAGCGTGTCAAGGGTGGTATCGGTGATGCGGTAGAGGCTGCACGCGAATGGTCGGCAGCGATGCTTGGAACCCTCGGTGTATTCATCAGCTCCGCGAGGTGGATTGAGCAGCACACGCATGCGCTCTCCACCCTGCTGAAGGTCTATCTGACGTACCGCACGGTCAAGCCCATTCTTGAGGGGCTCACTGGGGCGTGGAAGAACTACAACAAGGTTGTTGAGGCCGCTGCACGTTTCGAGGGGACTCGCAACATCCCTGGCGTTCAGGCTACGGCGCGCAATCTTCGTGTTGCCAAGGGCGAGGAGCTTCCTGGTCTCTCGAGCCGTCAGGCGCGTGAGGAGGCCCTGCGCTTCGGTGAAGCTGTAGACCGCGCAGGTAACCGGTACGACGCTTTCGGTCGCAAGGTTAAAGAGGTTGAGCCCAAGCTCACGGCGACTACTACTGCGGCTGGCAACGCCCGCAAGGGCATCAACGATGTTGGTGATGCTGCCACGCGTGCGGGGGAGAAGATCGGCGGGGCCGGTAGGGCTTCGATGCTCACCCGTGTTGGTGCGCTCGCCGGGGCCCTATTCGGACCGCTGGCACTCACCGCTGCCGTAGGCGGCGCGATCATTGCCATCGATAAGCTCGGAGAGTCTCACCGCAAGGCTGCCGAAGACGCTGATAGGCAGAGGGTTGCCCTCGATGGCCTGAAGGGTGCTATTGACGACGTCACTGGCAACCTCAACGCGCAGGGTGTAACCGAGACCGCCAAGAGCGCCCAGAAGTACGCCATCCCCGGCCTGGGGGATAGGAACCTCTTTGAGGATGCTCGTCGCTCCAACTTGGTTCAGAGCGATGCACAGCTTCTTGCGGCGATGCTCCCTGGTAACGACGCACAGCGCAGTCAGCTCCTTGGCGCTGGCCAGGAGCAGCTGAAGTCGATTATCGGTTCGAGCGCGGTCTGGCGTGGTGACGCTGACCTGTGGAACGAGCGCGGCATTGACCTTGACACTTTCGTGGCCGGTCTGCGTGGTGACCAGAAGGCCAAGGAGAAGGTTGACAAGGCATATAACGATATTCTCCAGAGCCACAACATCTTTCCATGGATGCCTGCCGCTGTTAACACGCCTCGCATTTCTGCTGGACAGGCCACTGGAGCTATCCCGCACGATTTCACCTCGGTACTGAAGTCCACTGGGACCATCGATCTCGCGGCCCCGCTGATCGGTCTTAGCGACATCCCGAGCTCGCTGGGCCAGCATGGTGCGGACAAGCGACAGGTCAACGAGGCATCTAACGGACAGGGGCGCTTCAAGCCTGGTGGCCGTGGTGCTGCGATCTTCGGGCCCTTCGGTGGCCTGAATGACTCCTCGCACATTGCGATCGGTCAGGACGGTAACGGTGTAGTCACTACCGACCGTGATCCGAACGTTGACGAGACGATCGGCTCGACCACCAAGGTTCGCGACGGCCAGTACGAGACTCACCTGACTGCTGATGCCACTGCTCAGCTTCTAGATGTCCAGAAGTTCAAGGACGGCGGTCTCGTTCGGGGTATCGGTGGGCCGCGCGACGACATGAACCTGGTTCGCGTCTCGCCATACGAGCACATCACCAATGCGGATGCCGTTAGTTACTACGGCGTCAAGCTATTTGACGACCTGAACAACAAGAGGATTCCTCGCCACTTCGGCGGTGGATTCCCGTTCGATATCCCACAGCAGCCTCCTATGCCGGTGCCGAGCCCTATCGGCCCCATTGGCGGTGGTGGGGGTATCGCGCCAATGCCCGCTGTTGCGCCTGGATTCATGCCCGAGCCAGCAGCACCAGCTCCAGCGCCTGTGCCTGTCCCTGCGCCGCTTCCTGCACCTCCACCACGTCCTGCTCCTGCGCCCGATCTTCCTCCGATTGGGCCGAAGCAGACGCTAAACCCTGGTGGCGCAGCACCTTCGATCGGTAAGCCAGCCCCTCATCTTGGTGATACGCCTGTAACACCAGGCCCTGGGGCTGATTTCAGCATCCCGGGTGCGGACATCGCACTTGGTGGCGGGGTGCCTGATATCCGCGAGCCGTACGGTATTGCGGTCGGATCCAATAGTGAAGGATTCGGCGGTCAGGGAGTCAAGTTCCCTGACTGGGTCAACCAGCTCGGCTCGGCCTTCGGGTTGAAGGCATCCACTTATCCGGGACACCAGGAAAAGAGCGGCCTGAACAAGGGTATCGACTGGACTGGTCCTCCCGAGAACCTTCGTGCTTTCGCGGAGTACGTGAAGTCTGTTCCCGGCATGGAGCAGGTCATCTTCATGGATCCGCGTGACGGAACCAAGATCGGCGTTGATCCAGGTGATCGTGGCGCTAACCAGTCGATTGAGGACTACTACCGCGACGACTGGGGTGGACATACCGACCACGTTCACACCCGTCAGAGCTGGTCTATTCCATTGCCTGGTGGGCGATCGATGCTGCCGAATATCTACCAGCAGGGCGGTGGATCGGGTACGCCAAACCTTTTGGCAGCCTTGAAGACTCTGCCTGACAACATTCAGCCAGTGTCGATCGCAAAGCAGGTCGGCCAGGTCGGTCTGCAGGCGTTGGCCGGAATCTTCGGCCTTGACTTGTCGTATGTCCAGGCGGCCCAGCAGATCGGCAACTACTACCTGAGCGACGAGCCTAGGAAGAATTCCAACCCGCTCGACAAGTTCATGGGCGCACTCAATGGATCCAACTCGGGTGCTGACGTGGCCGACCAGGCTATGTCCGACTACTCAAGCGGTGTCGCGGGCTTGAGCCCTCAGTTGCAGCAGAAGTTAGCGGCCAATGGGATGTCGTTCGATCCGAGTGCATACAGCTCGGGCAAGGGTGGGGCTCCTACGAGCGGTCTCGGACAGTCGACCACGAAGGAGCAGATCCACGCGCGCTATGGAGCGCTCATCGCACAGATCTGTGCGGCAATGGGCGTGGATCCCTCCTTGTGGCAGAAGCCCCTTGAGGAGCAGATCTGGACCGAGTCGAAGGGTGATCCGTTCTCGATCAATCCCAATGACACGGATGGCAAGGGCGGAAGGCAAACCGTCCAAGGTCTATTTAACTTCCTGCCAACCACTTTCGACTCCTACAAGGTCGAAAACATCGGGTCGGGAAGTATCAACGACCCGGTATCCCAGATCGCCGCTGCCATCAACTACACCATCAAGCGATGGGGCGTTAACAAGGACGGATCGCCAAACCAGATCGGGCGCGGTGTCGGTTTTGCCGATGGTGGCTGGGCCAACGACTTGGCATGGCTGTCGACCGGTGAATATCGCACCAGCGGAGACGCGACCCAGTTCTATGGGCCCGCGCTGTTTGATGCGCTCAATAGCAAGAAGGTTCCACGCAACGTCGCCAAGGGATTCGCTGACGGTGGATTCCCGCTCTTCATTCCGCCTCCTCCTGCTCCCGGAGCTGGTGGCCAGACCCCTGGACCGCTAGACCTAGATCAGCCCGAGCAGCAGCCTGCTCCCGCTGTTCAGGTGCCATCCATTGGCACAGCTGGTGCGGTCCCTTCGACCGGAGGTGCGCCGGGGCCCGGGGCGACTGCTCCCGCTCCTGACCCTGGCGCTCTTCCCCAGGTCAATGACGCTTTGACTGAGATTGGTGGAGCTGGTGCCGCTATGGGTGCCGGTCCACAGGCGGGTGATCCGGGTGCACAGCCTGGCGCATCTCCTACCGATCAGCCAGACATGCGCGCGACCCTGGGTGCTGCACCTACTTCGCAGGAGCACAACAACCCCAGTGTCTCGGGTGCGATTAAGGGTGCTGCAGGGGCTATTGGTGGCCTAGCAGCGATGGCTGCCTCCATGGGCATCAACACCGCCGCGCCTGGCGCTGGTGGTGCCGCAGGGCAGGGGATTCAGGCCGGTTTCCAGATGGGTGGCCAGGCCATCTCTGGTGCCGTGAACATCCTGTCGTCGCTATTGGTTGGTACCGCCACTGGTGGATCCACTCAGTCTGCCTCGGGTATCCCAATGCTGCCTTCTCGCCAGCCGCAGCAGACCGGCGTTCCGAAGTTGGTGAACGACAACCGTCAGTACCACGTCACGAACCTTGATGAATTCAAGAGGGTTCAGGCGACCTCGGACGCACAGGCGGCAATGCCTTACATCTCCAAGTACGGCTAAACACGCACGGCGGCTGCGTATTTCATTTCCATTCTACGGAAACTTGTGATGGACACAATCGATTACACCGCGAAGATTGAGATCTTCGGCGTGCACGGAGAGTACTTCTGTATCTCCGGGCCCGGTAAGGGTGAGCAGGGCGTGGAGCTCATGCCCAAGCTCAAGGGGATGATCGATGCTCCGGTCAAGTCGATGTGGCTTCCGGGAGCGTACGGACAGACGTTTGTTGACTTCCGATGGGAGCGAAGGGACGTCGTATTCACCGTCAACATCTTTGATGACGGGGGAGACCCTGAGGTTTGGCGCACAGTCGACTCCAAGTGGCGCTTCGCGTTTGACTACGTGAAGGAAGCGACCATTCGCTTCACCACCTCGGATGGTTACCGCGATTTGAGGGTTCGTCTTCTCGAAGAGCCTCGGGCATACGAGGACGGTCCCTGGGAGGGCAAGGACCCCGCGCTGTATGCCTGCAGCACTGTCGTGATGACAGTTGCTGCTGAGCTGCCGTTCTTTGTTGGGCCCTCGGACTTCTACGAGTGGGACGGCGACACTGCCAGTGGCCGCACCACTTTCAAGCTTGATGTGGACTGTGACGTTCCCGTCTGGCCAAAGTGGACTCTCACCGACCAGGCGCGCTGGCGTCTGCCCGATTTCTCCTTTGGCAACGAAGAGTATGGGCGAGGCATCCAGGACTCGGGTAGAACCGTCGAGCTCCCGTACCTGCCCAAGGGCGCTGGCTGTGTTGCGAACTCAGACCCGCGAGTGCAAACCCTAATGGCAGCCAACCGTATTCATCTTCAGGGACTCTGGAAGGGTAAGGATCTTCTGTACCCGATTGCTGGCGGGACTTATAGCCGCCTCCCGGTTCAGGTAAAGGACGCTGTTGGTGGCTATCGCCTCCAGCTTGAGGTGCCCAAGTGGTACTCGCGCCCCTGGAGCCGTCCGGTGGGGGCTGTATGAGTCTAAGGACGCTCGAGGAGATCTCGGGCATCAATGAGTCTGTCGAGGCATATCGCCAGGAGCTGATGTGGCTTCGCATGGCAAAGCCGGTGATCTCCTTCTGGCGCAACAAGGAAGACGGATCGCCAGGCTTGGAGTACTACGGACGTGTCGATTACCGGGACACTATCAAGGCCTCGTTCCCGTTCAAGAAGAACACCTCCACTCAGGGTGTGCTTGAGCTGCGTTTCGATCACTACATCTCGGAGTGGATGCGCTCCATTCCTGATGATCCTCACGCGCGCAAGAACGTTGTCATCCGTATCGACTTCTTCGGTGGCAAGCTCCGTTGGACGGGATTGCTCCATCACCATGCCAAGAAGATGCGAGATGGCATGGCGTACATGGAACTAACGTTTAACGACGACCTGCAGTTCCTCCAGTTCCTTTTGGGCCCACCGAATCCGGCTCTGCCCATCCCAGTTTTCCAGTGGCCAAGGGTGCTGCCCATCCTGGGCCCTGCGAAATGGGCCTGCTCGATCATGATCCTGATCAACCTGATTCGAGTACAGGCACCGATTTATCACCTGCCAGATGATCCATTCGATTTGAGTCAGTGGCTAGGGCTATTGCCTACCGAGTGGGAAAACTGGCAGTGTCACATCAAGGCCAATCCACTCCCGCTTGATGATTCGTCCCTGTGGACCGTCCTCGGTACCCGCATGAACCCGATCGATTCGGTAATCGCGGACGCCTTGGAGGATGCGCAGCTGACCATCAGGTGGAGGCGCTGCTTCTCCGATGAGGGTGAGACTGAGAACGGCATTCTGTTCGTTGAAACACCAGCGAATGGCGCTTTGATCTTCGAGATCGTTGACGACAGCGGTTATTACAACCCAATCCTGGGCGGAACCTTCCTCGGCGGAACGATCGCAGATGGCATGGTCCGTTCGGTGGTGCAGTATGTCGGTGGCTTCATTGAGGACACCGCGTCGGTCATCGCAGATGATGAGACTTACCACCCTGACGAGTACTACGGGAGTGGGTGGCTTGCCACCTTGGCGCAAATGCCGTGGTTGGTCATCAGAGATTCGAGCTGGTCTCCAGTCGAGACCAGCGAGCTCACGTGGAGCCCCGCCACTGCAGTGTCTGTGGTGGTTGGTGGTGACAACCCGGCAGCAGATGCCATCGCACGTTTGATCATCGAAACCACCGGAAATATCCTGGGATACTTCCTACTTGGCGGATTCTCGTCGGCGGGAACCATCGCAGCTGACGTGATCATGCCATTCCTGGTCGGCACGATCGCCGCGTGGTTGGAGTGGAAGAACACTGGCCGCGCGAAGAACCTTGGGTGGGTGCACCTTTGGGAGCTGTACCAGCAGGGTGCCGAGAACAACTCGTGGTCGCTGTCTGCGCTGGCCGCTCTACGTGGTGGCTTCCTGGCGTCGAAGTCTGAGACCTCGCATACACTGTCATTGAGGGGTAACTCGTGGATTATTCCGGGTGCACACTTCGCAATTGGTTCCCGTGTCGGTTCCACTAGCCGTGGATACGGTGACCGAATTTTCGTTTCCCAGGTCGAGGAGATCATTCCTTCATGGGATAACGCGTCCAATACGCCACTCAGCGTCCAGGTGAAGATCGGGCAAAACAAGGCCGCAATGTCGGTCGGTGAACGTCTCGCTCGGCTAACTAAGAAGATCAAGGACATCCTTCAGAACATCGGTGTCCACCTCATTAGTTAGTGCTGGCCTGCAGGCTAATTCGTGAGACAATAGAGGTAGGAGCAGATGCCTCCGGTTAATGTTCATCCGCCCGATCCAGAGCACCCTAAAGGAATGGCCTGGGTCCTTGGCGTAGGCATGGTTGATCCGCGACCAGGTGCGAATCCGAACCAGGTTATGGCGATCGTTCAGTCCTGGGAACCCACATCTGAACTGTGGTGGAAACTCGGATTGCGTTGGCACCCAGAGCTTGCCACGAAGTGGGCTGTAGGTGGGGGCCAGTTCGCCGTCGCGGACATTGTGGATGAGAAGCCAGAAGACTTCGGTAAGTCCAACGACCTGAAGGCTAAAGCCGAAGAGGTTCTTGGGTATATCGCTGAAGAACATCCCGAGTATGCGGAACTTCTCAAGAAGATCAAGGCGGCTGGTTCCGATGAGGAGCGCGCCAAGATCTCCAAACAGTTCGAGTCCGAGATCAAGAAATTGATCCTGCTCACTGAGTACATCAAATCCAAGGAGTAACCCATGACGATGCCGACTGGCAGCGATCCGAGTGGGTATGACCTATCTGGACATGACGGTGGCGTTGTTGGTGCGGGGCTTGGCAATCTAGCTGGTCGAACGCGTGGGCCCATTGAGGAGATGCTCAAGCAGCGCGTTCAGAACACCAGTTCACTGAATAACGCGTCTGATGCGATCTTCCATGGATTGAATGCGGCGCTGGGACTGCCTCTTGCGATCCTCGAGGCGTTGGTAAATCGTCTGTTCCCCGGGTTGAATATCAATCTTGACGAGGGAATGGAGGCATTCCTCAACAGTCTCAAGGAAGTTCCGCTTCTCGGTGACATCGTCAAGTGGATCACCGGTATCGCGGATGGCGGAATCGCTGAGCTGAAGCTCTGGTTCGACAATCTGAAGAAGTTCCTCGCGCACATCGACTTCAACTCGCCGTCGTTCAATCCGCTTGCGGCTGCGGCTGACTTCATTGACATGATCCTCGCCCCGGTGGGAAAGCTCGCCACACTGATCGGTGGCCTGCTGTCGGGCAGTGTGATTCCCGGCCTCGACGCTTCGAAGATCGTTTCCGGCCAGTTTGCGCAGGATATGATCGCGGGCCTCGGGGGAGTGCTTAACGGCATCAACTCCATGATCAACCAGGTCATTGACATCTTCCGTGGTGTATTGGTCACGCCAATCAACCAGGCTCTCCAGGATGTCAAGGACTGGTGGAATGCGATCACTGGCAAGACGTCTCACCTAAATGGCGAAGGTGGCTATGACGCCTCCAAGCTGGTTGGTGAGGTGGCGAAGAGTGCTGTTGAGGGCCTGGTAGATCTCGGAAACGTCGTTGTCGGGGGCTTTCAGGCGATCACCAATGGCTGGTTCGGTGGATCGTCCGCGACAGGCTCGCCAGCTGAAGTCAAGACGACTATCGAGGCGATCAAGCAAGCCGTAATCAATGGCTACACCGTGGACACAATCGTTTCATCGCAGTCCTACGAGAAACCGGCTGCAAATCTTAGCGAAGTTTTCGTTATCGGAATTGGCTCTGGTAGTAACGGGTTTGGTGGATCTAGCGGAACCACGTCAGCTGGTGGGGCTGCCGGTTCTGGTGGTCTTAACGGCGGGTTCCTGAAGCTAGGGCTCGACCCGTCTGCCATTACTTGGCCGGTCGACGTAACAATCGGAACGAATGGCAACGAGACATCGTTTGGGTCCTATTTGACGACTGTCGCTGGTGCTGGCGGTATCCAAAGCAAGAGCGAATTCGCCTTCCTGGCAACGTCGTCCACACCTGGCAGTGGCGGGGCAGGTGGCACCGGTGGTTATAAAGCCGGAACATCGGCCAACTATGGAACCACAGGTCGAACCGGAGTCGCGTCCGCATCTGCGGGAGGCGGAACTGGTGGATCGCCTAGCGCACTACCGGCAACAAATGGGACGGCTGGAGAGTCAGTATCCGCTGGGGTCGACACCAAATGCGGTGGTGGCGGTGGCGGTGGCGGTGGCGGTGGAAACCCAACCGGCACTTTGGCTCAGGCCAAGGGCGGGAATGGTGGCGCTGGCGGATACCCCGGTGGTGGCGGGGGCGGCGGTGGTGGTGGCGCTGGCTACGACACCGGAAGTAAAGGATCGGGCGGTACAGGAGGCCCCGGGGCCAGTGGTGTGCTGTGGGTGTTCTGGAAAGAGGGTTAATGCATACAGCCGAACTGATTTCGGAATTTCTACCGCAGTTCTGCCCGAAAACTAATCACTATCGCTGCTCGGATGGTGACACAACGTGGTACCTACTGATCACTGTTGCGTCCGCTGAATCCCTGGGCAATCTGCTTGGCATTCCGGTGAACATGCTCCACCTGCCGAAGACAGTTGACGTCTTCCTGTCAGACGAGAACGCGGTGGTTCTTGACGCGGACTTCAACCCGGCCAATGGGCTGACTCCGCTGTGCCGGATTGAGGAGTGCTCGTCACATGATGCTGCGCTTTCGGCTATGGGTTACGAACCCATTCCTAAGTCTTAGGGAGTTACTTTGTCGCTCAGGACATTTAAGCAGGATCCTGATGCGGTTCTCGACTACACCCTTAATTGGGCTGACTGGCTTGCCCCTGGCGACACGATCACGTCGGCAACGGCGACGGTGTCCCCAACTGGTGGCCTGACTGTCGGAACTGTTTCAAACACGGTTGACGCAGTGACTGTTTGGGTCTCTGCCGGTGCAGCCGGAAGTAAGTACGACGTCACCGTTCACGTGATTACCAACGGTGGTCGTGAGGATGACCGAACTTTCACGGTCGAAATCAAGGAGATGTAGGTGAACGAACCTACTGAGATCGTTTTCGCTCTAACGGCGTGGGCAGACGCCGAGGTTGAGCGACCAAGTGATTCAAAGGATTCGGAATGACCGTTGGTCTTCACACTGCCAATCTTGCCAATAAGATTCTTGACCACCTACGTGGTGGAACCGCCTGGGCTCAGCCTGGTGGCCTATGGGTACGGCTTCACACCGCAGACCCGGGCGCGGCTGGCACCGCTGCAGGATCGGCTGTATCCGCGAGGAGTCAGGCAGCATTCGCTGCGGCTGCATCTGGTGCAATCGCACTGACCGGAACGAACCCGTCCTGGTCAATGACCGCCACTGAAACCATCACCCATATTTCGATCTGGGACGCTTCTACCGGAGGCAACTTTCAGTGGTCGGCTGTTCTGTCTGTCCCGAAGAGTGTTCAGTCGGGTGACACCTTGACCCTGACTAACTGCGGCTTGTCCCTGGGCCCTCTGGCGGCGTAAATGGCGCTGGGGTCGACTACGTATACGTCAGGCTCCGGTTCTTACGCGCTACCACCCGAAGCGAATCGTGTAGATGTAATCCTCCTTGGAGCTGGCGGTGGTGGCGGTGGCGGTGACGGTGGCCAGAACACCACAGGCGAGGGTGGCAAGAAGGGGTCATGGCAGACCTTCACGCTTACTCGTTCGCCCGGGGCTTCTTGGGCCGCGCCCTACGTTGATTGGTCGGTTGGAGCCAGCGGTTCTGCAGGCCCGATTGAGAAGGCCGGTGGAGCTGGGGGCGGATCATCCGCGACATTCAATGGCTCAACCACGACTGCTGCCGGTGGCGCTGGCGGTGCTGGTGCCTATGCGGGAAACGGCAAGAACACTCCTGGAGAGTCGCCCGGAAGTATCACCTATAACGGCAATGCGTACGCAGGTGGCGGTACAGCCGCTGCCAACAATGATGGAGTAGCCCCGGGCGGCGGTGGTGGTCCAGGCACGGGCGGATTCTTCACGATCGGCGTGAAACCAGGACGGCCTGGTGGTGCTGGTCAGATCTGGTTCTTCGCCTGGTACGAGCCAGTCGCTTGGACAGCTGACGCCGATCTTTCGGCTATCGCATCGCCCACCGCACGACTGACTAACAGCGCTGTCGTGGGTGCAGCCTTAGCAGTAACCGCCACGTCATCCGTGACCGGCTCTCGGGGCCAGTCCATGGGTGCGAATCTTTCCGCTGCGGCCACACCTGTTGGTATCAATCGGTATGACGCCAAGGTTCAGTCGAGCCTGTTTCTCTCGTCTACGCCAGTCGGTGCGATCGTCAAGGTATTGAACGGGGCAGCCTCGCTGGCGGTAAACACGTCCACCTCAGCTGCAGCCACCGAGTACGGGGTAGGGGACGTAAATCTCGCCCTGACAGCTGCGTTGCTGGCAGGTGCGAATGTAGACCTCGGTGTCGCGAGCGCCCTGAATCTGGTTACTGCTGTGACTGCAGTGGCAGCACGCGGGCAAGCCATTGGGGGCGCACTCGGCGTTGGTGCTGGCCTTGAAGCTGGACTGAAGTATCAGGGAAGCCTGGCCGCGAACCTAGTGGCGATGGCCTTTATCACCGCAGAGGCATACAAGACCGTCAGCGCAGAAGCAGCGCTGGGAATAGAGTTCGACAGTACTCCAGATTCGACTGGTGGAAATGTCGCAGATACCAACCTAGATCTGATCGCGGCTATGACCGCAGCAGCGCAGGTGAACTACGCGGCAGCTGCCAGCTTGGCGGTAGAGGTTCTTGGAACCGGAACGGTCGGGGCGAAGTTCACGGCCGATGCCGACTTGTCGGTAAACGCATCGATGTGGGCATGGTTCGGATCCATCCGCGAGATCGTATATATCGATCCAGTCGATCGATCCGTCAATGTTCCTCAAACTGAACGCGATATCGCGGTAAATGAAAGCGAACGCAGCGCAACTGTGGGTGAGACCGAGCGGGCTATGAGTATCGCGGCGGTTGATCGTCTTGGTGTCGTTTCCCCGGAGGACAGAGGGCTCTCCGTTGTTGAGGCGGCACGTGACGTCGATGTCCCAGGACACGACAACACCGCATCTGTATAGGAAACACATTGACTGACAACACGAATCCAGTGATTCGCGTGTCCCCGGACCGACTGGCCGTAGCCATCCAGCGCACCGATGGCAAGTGGGCGGTGATGCACTCAGAAGTTGGTGGGCACTACGCCCCCGAAGCTGAGGTAGCAGATTGGGCCGAGTTGTGAGCCTGGTGGACGAGCTCATTGATCTTGACGCCGAGACAGTGGTCTCCCTGTTTGGGGCCCTGGCCGCTGGTGGTGTGCTGAGCAAGATTATTGAGCTCGCAACAGGTCGACGTAAGCGCAAGGTTGATGAAGCGCAAGTACTTTCGGCAATCTCCACCGCAATCCGCGAGGAAGTGCGCAAGGAGAATGCGGAACTTCGCGACCGGTTGGATCAGCTGGTCGGCGCGGTTACTGGACTTACGGACATCCTGGATGACCTGTTCCCGAAGATTACCGGACTGAACGAAGAAGAGCGTATCGCATTGCGCCGCAAGATCAATCTCGCGAAGCGCGTCTCCTGATACACTGAAAGAGAGAGTTTTGATGGCGATTTGGACGCCTTCGACTCGGGTTCTCAGCAACCAGCCTCTTGAGCTGAATCGCGACAATCCGCTTCACTATAAGTACACGCTCAGTGGTGGTAAGAAGTTCCCATCTGGAACTACAGCATTCCTGACGATCAAGAACACTTATAGTCAGACGCTCGCCACATTTGAAGGCATTGTCGCTGGCTCTACAGTGACCTTCCTTGAGGCCAAGTCTATTTCGAATGCCTTGCCGCGTGGCGCTTCGTGGACTCTGCATATTCAGACCCCGGAGTTGGATGAGCCCCGGCTCGAGCTACAGGGAACTGTAATTCGAAGCGAAGCTCCATTCCCCGATGCACCGCCTCAGTCTGGCGAATTCGATGGTGTGCAGTACCGCTACAGCTTCGGCACTCCCGGCTTCGTGGTGGATCCTGCGTGGCGCGTTATGAATGGCAAGCCGCGCGTCTACGACAACGCGTACCGCAGCCTTCCAAATGCGGTGGCGGCGGCATCGATTACCGATGGTGCCGGTGGTGGACCTACGTTGTTTGACGACGTGGCCATGCTGTACTACGCGCCCCTGAAAACCGATGCGATTCGCCTGACATACAACACGATTCGATTCGGTTCTGGCACCGCGTGGATTGCGATCTGTTCGAACTACGACATGACTAACTATGCGGCACTGAAACACAATGGTGTCTTTCTGAATGGCCTGTGGCAGCACGACACTGTCGAGGTTGTTACCGGGACGGGCCCAGTTACCACGCAGAGTCGCGTCACTCCGGTGCAGTACACCACTGCCACCAACCAGAACTACACCGCCGAATACAACCCACTCACCAATGCGTACTCACTGTACGTCGGTACCTCGTTGACGCCGATTGTCAGCTGGACAGACACAACGCAGATCGTGAACCACGGTGAGGGTGAGCGCTATTTCGGCCTCGGATTTAAGTCGGATCTCCTGACACCAGGTGTGGAGATCTCCGACATCATCATCGCTGACACCCCTTAAGGGCTTCATGTTCTACACCAAGGACGACATCGCACGGATCGTCATTCGTTGCGGGCAGGATCTCGGCATCACTTCACGCGGCATCCACATTGCGCTGGCCACCGCGTGGGTGGAGTCGAAGTTCGTGATGTACGCAAACTCGAATTACCCAGAGTCCCTTGACAAGAGGTTCAAGTATGACGCGGTGGGATCGGACGGTACGTCCGTTAATGAGTTTCAGCAGCAGAACTTTCCTGAGTGGGGTTCGCTCGATGATCGCATGGACCCTTACAAGGCTGCTGCCATGTTTTATGACCATCTGGCGAACCCTCGCAAGTTTGGGCTTAAAGCGTTCGATTACAACGATCCTGGGCTTACCCCGGGCCAGTGTGCCCAGAAAGTACAGCGCTCCGCGTTCCCCGATCGTTACGACCAGGCAATGGGAGTGGCTGTTGAGTACTTCAACCGACTGACCACTGGGATTGTTCTGCCGCCGAGGTTCTTTGAAGAAGAGAACATTATCGGGCAGTGGGCTCCAAATTGGCAGTCGCGCAATGGTCGAAAGCCGCGCCTGATCGTTCTCCACACCGAAGAGGGCAACGCACTCGGTATGGACCTGGTCAACTATATGGCCGGTGCGAGTGTCTCTTACCACTACGTGATTGATCCAGACGGGAAGACGTTGGATCTCGTTGACACCGACGACGCTTCATGGTCTGTGTTGGATGCCAATGGATACACGATCAATCAGGTGTTCGCAGGATCTTACGCCTCAATGAGCCGCATCGAATGGCTTCAGAAGTACGACAAAGCAATTCGAGTCTCCGCGTACCTGGCTGTGCAGGACTGTGTGAAGTACGGGATTCCGGTCCAGATCCTTGTGGGAAACAAGTATTCGCAGCTTCCTACCACTGACGGAATTACCGACCACAACGGAATCACTGTCGGCCTTGGCATCGGCAACCACACCGACGTGGGGCCGAACTTTCCGTGGGACGTCTTCAACAACTACCTACTCGAATTCTCAGCTCAGGCTGGAGAGGATGACATGTTCACTGATGACGATCGGCTGAAGCTGAACCGCATCTACTTCGAGCTGACCAATCGCTGGGAGTCTCGCTCGATTTACCGAACCCCGGGTGAGGGCCCCGTGGATACGCTGGCTGGAATGCTGTTGAACGACGATGGCATGGAGCACGCCGAGCTCATCGAGCGCCTTGCGGTTCTGGGGGATGAGGATGCACTACAGCGCGTAATCCGCACTGCTGCAGGTGAAGGCGCGGTTACCGACAAGGGCAACATCGCACGTGCCAAGAAGATTCTTGCCAGTGTCCCGAAGGAGATCCTCGAGGCCTACAAGGAGGCCGCGAAGTGAGCGCTGTAGCGAAGTTCGTTGGAGAGGCGTTTGTTTCGCCGATTGTTCGCGAGCTCAAGCCGGTGATCGAGAAGATCATCCGCGAGGAGATCCAGCAGGCCAAGAACGAAGCCTGGGAGATGCTTCCCGACTGCATCGAGAAGACGGTTGGGAACGCGGTAGAGCAGTTTCTCGGACCGATCGGAAAGTTGTTCGGAGGTAAGTGATGGATCTCCTGCGTCGCCTACCCGAGATCTACAAGGCCCTTGTAGCCTTCCTCGGCGCGCTCGCCGCTCAGGAAGGAACTGTTCTTGCCATCGCTGATGGCCTGCCGCCCAACTGGGTTCATGGACTCATGGTCGGATTTGCAGGTGTTACTGCAGTTTTGACGTTCCTGAAGAAGAACAAGACCGCCGTGGACTTGGTGGAGAAGATCCTCCATGAGGGCTCGACTGACCCTGTTCACGTTGAGGCTGTGGTGAAGGCCAACCCGGAGTTGGTTCAGGAATTGATCGACCAGTACCGCACCTCTCACTAACCCAAAACGCGACGGGCTCACCGCTATTGGTGGGTCCGTTCGTCATCTCTGAAAGAAGTACCCATGGCATGGATTGGCTGGCAGGAAGGCATGGAAGGCCTACCTGTTCTCGCGGCGATCGGAGAGTTGCGTGCGAAGTTCTCGTACGGTAAGTCGCTGAAACTCACAGAGAAGTTCACCCCGGAACTGACCGAAGCCTTGAAGACTTTCCAGCGCAACAAGGGTGGCCTACGCACTGACGGCGTGATGGACTTCGCCACGCAGAAGGCGCTCGGGGTTCCTGAGGCGTTGAAGCCGTGGTTATTCACTGTCGCTGGCACGGGAGCGGGCTGGGACGCTGGCTATCCGGCTGACCTGGCACGTGCGGTTCTCGACTTGTTCCGCTGGCAGGGGATTGGCTATCCCGCTGCTGCATTCCCGATGGGGCAGTCGGTGGACGCTGGTATTGCGGAACTGCTGAGGCAGATGAAGCTGCGGTTGGACCGATTCCCGGCCGCGAAGTTCGTCCTGGTCGGCTACTCGCAGGGAGCCATTGTCACCTCGATGGTGTGGAAGCGCTACATCAAGGGCACTGACCTCGAGAATCGCATCATCGGTGCAGTCACTTATGGCAACCCATGTCGTGAGGTCGGCGTGGCGAACGGAAACCGCGCCGCAGGTTGGCCCGTTCCGGCAGGTCGCGGAATTGGCGACGATCGCCTGGTCGGCACCCCGGCATGGTGGTACGACTACGCCCACGGGGCCAACAGCGTGTGGGGCCGCGATATCTACACCGACACCCCGGACGATAAAACCGGCGAGATGATGACCGCCGTCTACCGCGTGGTTCAGGAGTTGAAGAACGCCTTCATCGGGGCCGACTCTCTTCTGGAACAGGTTGGGCAGATCATCCGCAATCCACCTGTGGAGATCTTCGCAGTGTTCAGGGCAATCATCTATGGCGGTCAGTTCGTCGCACAATCGCCGCCAACCCTTCCTCACATCAATTACGACATCGAACCCGCAGTGGCATACCTGCGTTCTCTTTAAGGAATCTCTTGACCATCACTGTCTTTTCAACCGGGCCGTCCTGTCACCGCTGCACGTTGGTGAAGAACCAGCTCACGAAGAACGAGATCCCTTTCGAGGAGATCCGTCTGGACGAGGACGCGACATGGCATGAGCGCGTGACGTCTCACGGGTTCATGAACGCACCTGTTGTACTGATCGATGACGACAATGTCTGGGAGGGCTTCGCTTCCGAGGAGCTGAAGGAGCTGATTGCGGACTACCGTGCATTGGCCGCATAGCTGCCCTCAGCTGGCTGTAGGCAAGAGAAAACCCCGACTCCATAGTGGAGCCGGGGTTCTTTCGTTACAGGGGATCTCAGGGCCTCGCCAGCTCCTGGAGCTGCTTGATCCTCTTCACTGCCTGGTCGGCGGTGAACTTGTTGTACAGGCCTGACAGGTCAGGTGGCTGGACAGACTGGGTAAATGTCTGCGTTGGCTGGTCCAATGGCACCACGTCTTCGTACTGCACGAGAAACAGAACTGTGTCTGGCTTCAGGATCTTTATGGTGTGCAGCTCATCTGCAGCCATCCCGTATCCACCACCGGGAGTGCGTTGGATCGACTTGTAGTTCTGCAGCGTGATCTCACCAGAGATTGTGAAGCCTCCACCACCATTCAGAGGCGTGTGCCAATCAAACATGTTGTAGCTCTGTGGCTTCGACTCGGTATCGAAGGTGAATGGGTAGGACCGGTACCAGCGATTCTCCACCGCGCCGGACAGGCACGTGGTGTGGAAGTCGTAGCGATGGTTGTGCGGGTTCACCACCTCACTCGCGTCCTGGGCGTCACCCTCGAAGAAGTAGGCCTTCAGCGTGAGCTCAGGTGAGCGAAACAGGCAGAGGTAATCAAAGCCCTTGCAGTGGAAGTCCTTGTAGGAGTTCTCCAACACGGACTCCATGTCGAGATCCCCAAGGTCGGGGAGTGTGATGGTCATAGTGGATACACCTTCACGAACTCCTCTGCGGTGAGGAACTTTCGATCACACAGCGCGCAGGTGATGTGGCCAATCTTCGCGATCTTGAGATTGTGCCGAGGGATATGCACGTCGATTGCCCGCTTGAAGTGTGCCTCGCACATGAGGTAGGTGGCGCAAGTGTGACCAACCCAAAGCGCCGCGATTTTGCCCTGATGCTCGACATCATTGTTGGTGGATCCGCATTCATCAAATGCCGACTCCACCAGATGCGAGACATCCGCCTCAGTCGCCGTGGCCATTGGCATCTCCGTAGTAATACTGGAACTGAACATTCGTGAGCACTTCGTAGTAACCGTGGTCCTTCACGATCCAGTCACCTTCATACGCGCGCTCAACCTCTGAGATGCCTGGAAATGAAACTTTGAAGTAGTCGAACGCGCCAGAGGCTTTCTTCACCATGTGAGCGAATGGGACAGCGTCCTGAACGCCCTTCCATGGCCGCACTACCTGGATAGCCTCAACCTCAGTAGGGTTGTGGATGTAGGTCTTCATCAGTGAACTTCAACCACCCTGGCACCGCTGGCGGGGTCGAAGAAGTACTCCTCATCGAACACGACAAGGTCTCCACTATCACCAATGCTCAGATGGGTGCCTGGCTTGAATTCCGCGAGCGGACCTTCGGCGGAGTGGACGGTCACAGCGTGAAGGCTGCCATCCTCATTGAAAGTGATGCCGATGCCGCGCTTCTCACCTACGCGCTCAGCTTCGATCGAGACAATGTGCGTCACTGCGCCCAGGTTGTGCCCAGTGACGCGAGTGCCAACCGCAACAGGTGGTCCCGGCTGTGCGAGCTTGACCATTCCCTGGGTCTTGGAGAGGACTCCGATGCTGTCCTTGCGCTTGTTGCTCATATGCGTATCCCTTCGTGATTAGAGTTGACCGGTGCGTTTCCAGTAGCCGTAGTGCAGGCCAATGAGGAAGTCGTTCAGTTGGTCGTGGTCGACGTGATCCGGGAGGCTTGAGGCCGCGATGTCGATTTCGAGCGCAGCGGTAAGGCGATCCAGCCACCGCGTCACGTCCTTGAGTGATGCCCCGCCATTGCGCACGTACCGAAGCCAACTCACGTTCGAATCAGCCATGGGAACTGTGATGGTTTGGCGAGTCATCAATTCTGAACCCTGAACAGCCAGGCGCAGAGCGTGGTAGGCCATCTTCGTGTCGAAACCGAACTGCTCCACCAGCTCGCGGCGATTCTTGTGTTTCGACACACCCTTTTCGCCGATCATGCGCGCACGCTGGGCTTTCAGATACCCATGGAACCGCCATCCAGCGTCCCTCGAGAGGAACAGACTCCGGGCCCTAAGAAGTTGAGTGCCCTCCAGCGTCTGCTTATAGATCTTTCCCTTGGGTGCGAACAACGGGAGTAGAACGGTCGGGTTCCCCTGCGCTGCAAGGCGAGCCCACTTGTTCAATGCATACGTCGTGTGATCGGTATCGCCATGCTGACTGCGCACTCCGTCAGGAATGCGTGTCCCGTCTGAGTGCCAACGATCGGCGTACTGCTCGAACTTCTCCAGGCCCAGAACGCATTCCGGTGGGGGAATGCAGATACCCATCTCGTCATGGTCGTCGGTGCCCTCCAGGGTCACACCGTGGAGGCCGGATCCAACCTCAGTGAGGAGGATTAGTCCTTTTGATGCGATCTCTCTGTGGCGAGGGGAGTGGTGGCTCACGCGGTCACCTCGACGTAGGGGCCGTAGCCGATAAGCGAGTACGGGTCGTCCAGTACTCTCCAGCTACGCTCCCCAGCGAGAGCGAGATATTCCCAGTGACCACCACGGAATCGGTAGTGGAAAGGGAATCCCTCATCCGAGTCAGCCCACACCGTGCCGTCACGCGCTTCATCGCAGTCCAGACCGCCGAGCTTGCGAGAGGCTTTCGGTTTGTTCGCGGCCTCGTAGATCGCGGCGAAAGCCTGGACAAACGCCTCAATATCCGCGTGGTGCTGGGGCCCGATGAGCAGGGTACGGGTAGTTTGCTTGCGCGATCCGTCCGGGTGTCGGTCGGGAGCATTGAGCGCTAGGTACCAGGTTCCCGCGTTGTCGTCCCAAGCCTTGATATGGATAGGGCCGTTCGGACTGCGGTAGATGATCTCATTCCCGCGAGCCTTCTGTACTTCGATTCCCATGTCACAAAGTCTTGCAGCGCATTTCGGGTTCATGTGGGTAGCGTGCTCGCGCGCACGCGCTCTAGTACCGTTCCCGACTTACGTAACGACTACCTCCATCTCAACGTGAGATACCTTGACTGCAAGGGTTATTCATTTCACCGAGAACCATGCTCAAGTGGGGACGCTGCGGTCTGGAGGTTGATGCCCTCCGGGCAGCCACGCCAATCCGGCGTGGGCCTCCCTAGCGGGAGGTGCGTGCTCACTGCGTTCGCACTCTCCTTTTAGGAGGCTACGACATGGCGCAGGGGTTCATGTGGGTGAACCGTCCTGACCTGCGGAAATGGTTCATTATTTCCGTTGTGGGATTCCATCTAAGCCAGGATTAGTAGAATGGGTTTCGAGACTCAGGGAGGCCGAGCAAAGTAGTATCCCTTCCCGTCGACCTGAGTGCGCAGTCGCGCCGCCGAGGGGGTCGTGTCCCTCGGCGCTCATACCCACACGAACATGTCGGTGTATGGGCTCAGCCTGGTATGCGTGAGTGAATCCGCAGCCAAGTTTCTGGAGAATAGGAACGAGAAGCTTCTCGACCTCTTCCTGCTTGATGAGTCAATTCGTGAGCGGCACAGGGAATCTGACGCTGACGCCGTGCTGACACTCAAGATTCAGCGCACCAGGGTGTGTCGTGAGTTACGGAATATGGGTGCTGAGCCATGGGATCTCGACAAGACTCGTGACAACAGTTGGATAGTTCGCCAGCAAACTGCATCATGTGGGTAGTTGATAAAATTACAGCTATGTCTACTGCTGATTGGCTACGCCGTCTCGCTCGCAAGAATAACGTTGTGGTGCTGGATGATCCCGAGGCTGTAGCGGCAACACTCCAGATTGCGGCGCGTCTTCTGGCAAATGGTTGGACGCAGGGTGTGCGACATGAGCGTATCGGGGACACTGTGCGCTACGACATCCTTGGAGCCTTGGACGCTGCGGTGGGTAAGTCCGCCGCGCGGGACGATATGCGCGCTTGGTGGGGTGCCCACCGGTTGATCTCGCGCGCCATCCCAGCTGGATTCGGCGGGGACGTGTCGGCTTACAACGACGACCCGAGCCGCACTCAGGGACAGGTTGTCGAACTTGTCCGAGGGGTTGCCCGGAACCACGGCACGGTCCTGCAGGCTCAGAAGAAAGTAACACCAGCGTGAGCGATTCCATTAGTAATCAGGCGATTTCGGGTCTAGGCGGAACGGTTCTCTTCGGCATTCTCGCCATGATGAAAATCTGCCCTTGGGAGAACCCGGTTCAGGATTGGTCGTGGTGGTGGATCACTGCCCCTCTCTGGGGCCCGATTGCGCTCGCGGTGGTGATCGCGCTCGTTGCCGGAATGGTCTGGCTGGTGGCTAAGTCTCTTGAAGATTTTTCTAAGTGATTCAAATCCCATGGTGGCCATGGGGAGTCGTTCTGTTTGTTTTTCTCTACATAGGAGCTACTGACTGGTGAGCGAATTCAAGCACTCAACCCTCGCAGAGGCCCTCGTTGCTGCACAGTCCGAGTTCGGGGTGATCGCCAAGGACACGGCGAACCCGTTCTTCAAGTCCAAGTACGCCGACCTTCCGGCAGTGATGCGCGAGGCTCAGCCGGTGCTGGCGAAGCATGGTCTTGCTGTCTCCCAGCAGCCCTCCTACGTCAACGCCGATGGCAAGGTTTACGACACGCTCAAGACTGTTGTCATCCACGAGAGCGGCGAGCAGATCTCTTCCACGATGGTCCTTCACCCAGTGAAGAACGACCCCCAGGCCCACGGCTCCGCGATCACCTACGCACGCCGCTACGCCTACATGGCAGCACTCGGCTTGGTGGCCGATGTGGATGATGATGGCAACGCCGCTTCCGCCAAGGCTGCACCACGCAAGGCTGCCCCGAAGAAGACCACCAACCCTGAGGCCGCAGAGGCGCTGGAGCGCGTGAAGGCTGCAGCCAAGGCCGCTGGCGTGGCGTCGAAGGATGTACAGGTCTGGTTCGCGGAGCAGTACCCAGATGGCGGTGCCGTGGTGAGCTCCACTGACGTGGACGCCCTGACTGCGACTGCCACTCACTTCGAGCTGCTTGCGAGTGCCTAATTACTGACTGGGCAATCCCCCGGGACCGGTACCAGCGACCCATGCTGTACACCCCCGATGGGGGACGAAGGGTCGCATACTCCCGTTGCTCAACTCTCGCTAAGGATTTGGACAAGCCGGGGGACGGGTTGTTTGCCTGGCATCAGGCCAACGCCATGTTCGGCCTCGCGCAGAACCCTCAGCTGCTCAACCGGGTGAAAGCGATCATCGCCAAGGGCGGCAGCTGGGACTCGAGCAAGGGCGAGATCAAGGAAGTCATCAACCAGGCTGAGACCATCGGCGGTGCGATGAACAAGTCATCGCGTGGAACATCGATTCACGACTTCACCGGAGTCCTGGAAGAGGGCAACCTCGACTGGTCACTGGTCGATGAGGATATGAAGCCCATTCTGGATGGCTATCAGGAGTGCATCGCATCCATTCCCGGGATGACGTTCTTGGCGCGGGAGGTCTTCCTCCAAGCGAACGATCGCATGGAGCTGCCCGATGGCCGAGTGTCTACGCTACGCGCTGCTGGTTCTGCTGACCGCATTGTCGAATGGAATGGCGTCCGCTACATGGTGGACATCAAGACCGGCAAGGACGACCAGTACCGCATGGGTGTCTGCGCTCAGCTGGCGCTCTACGTGATGGGCCAGCTGTATCAGGATTCAGTTGTCCAGCAAGACATTCCATGGGCCGACTTCTGGCCGAACGGTGACAGTACTGCTGAATTCGCTGACCATGACTGCGATACCGAGACAGCGTTGATGTTCCACTGCCCCCAGACTCCCGACAAGCGCGGGAAATGGAGGTGGGGGATCTACGAGGTTCCCCTCGCCCGTGGCCGCGACATTGTTCGCGGTGGCCAGTGGGCCCGCAAGCTGCGTGTCGTCCCTGAGCTGAAGCGAGTTGCATGATGGAACCGGCAGAGCTGGGGCTACATGGCGAGATTGACGAGAAGGGCGCACGCAAGACCCTCAACCTCCTGCGTGATATTGGCATTGACCACCCGGGGCGTCCGATTGAGTTGATCATCAACTCACCAGGCGGATCCATGGAGCATGGGGACGCCATCTATGACGAGCTCGTGCGAATGTCTGAGGCCGGTGGTGGGGGACACCACATCACCACTCGTGTACGCGGACGGGCCGCTTCTGCAGCCTCATTGATCCTTCAGGCTGGTGACGTACGTCTAGGCGGGCAGATGGGCTACATCTACATCCACGAGCCGCTACTGACCTTTCACGACCAGACGATGGCTCAGGTACGCAATGAGCTCGAGTTCAGCGAAAAGTGGGTCGAGCGCTACATCAAAGCTCACACCCGTTGCAAGCTGTCTTACAACGAGTTCCGTGAGCACATGCGGGACAAGGAATGGTACTTGGCGATGGATGAAGCCGTTGCCCTTGGCATTGTGGACGGCATCGGATGAGTAGCGTGCAGGAGCAGCTCGAAGCGCAGAACAAGCCGATGCCGAAGTGCCATGTCGAATGGAGCTTTGCGTACCCATGCGGAGAGGTTGCCTGCCGCGAAGAAGTGGGTGAACTGACGGAGGCCCAGGCGCGTAAGTATGTGGATGAAGCCAATGGCCGGAAACTATTGCAGCGCACTGTCACTGAATGGTACGAGGTCGAATGAGCGACGAGTTAGTGGACTATACATACACGGATCTCACGCCCGACCATATCGACCGCGAGTTGGATAGGGTCAACTTCCTTATCACGAAGTGGAACAAGATTCTTGCCTGGCATAGGGCGCAGAAGGATTGGCGTGCGACTCGGTTCGCCGTAGCTGAGGCCCGCAAGATGATGGCGTTCACTGGTGCTGTCGGCAAGGCAAAGGCTCACGCAGCCGAGGAGACTGAGCAGGAGCGCATTGACCTCGATATCGCCAATGCCCAGCTTGGTCTCTGCGAACGCCGGTTGTCAGCACTTGAGAAAGAACTGATCGCGATCGGTATGCGCTCCAAACTGCTGGCACAAGTATTCGGAACCGGTGGAGGAAACTTCTGATGGCCCGCAAGCCAATCCCCGACCCCATCAAGCTTCCAGCCCAGCCCAAGCGGGTCGATTCAATGAACCTCTCGCTGCCATTCACCATCGCGGAGGCACCCCGTACGTTTATCAACTTCCTAGCCTTGCATACGAATATCCCAAAGGCGTACCGCGACAAGATCGCGGACTGGCTGCTCGGATACAACGAGCTAGTCGCAGAGTATCTTCACACCAACTACGGTCCTGTTGGTTTGGTGGCTGGAGACGCTATCGCCCGTGAGGTTGGCGAACACTTCCTGGCGGCAATCACCGAGCAGTACAAAGAGGCTGAAGGCGAGTTCTTCAACCGGCTTGAAGACGAGATGCGCGATGAGTAGCGCCCAGATCCCCATCTCCTACGGAGAGGTTCTGTACGTTGCACTTTCGCACGTCCTCGACTATCTCGAGGAGCACGGTGAATACCCGCATGGTATGGCCGCGAACATCCGTGTAGTGCTCGCCTCCTATGACCATGACCGCACGAAGCTTCTTCAGTCGCGCGGCATCTCGGAGGTTGCAGTGAAGCGCTACACAGCGCAGTCAGCGGAAGGCCTCGCAAAGTGGCTCGACAGCAAGGCGTTGCGGGATGAGAACTCGACAGAGCACTTCCAGGAGTGGGCGAGGGAGTTGGGCCTTGAGTGAGATCGTGCTTCGGCTTGTCGGAAAGTATCCCGATGAGGGATGGCAGGACCCGGAGACCGGAGAGGAGTTCTTCAACTCCACGCTAATCGCTGAAGGTCACGGCGAGGTTGGACGATTCCGCATTGACCGCGACGCTGCCGACCGCCCAGTGATTACTGCGGCTGATGAGTTTGCGTTGATCTCCAAAGATCTGGATCCCACTCGCTACCAAAAGGATCGGCTTACCGAACTTCAGTCGCCATTCGGATTCACCATCCTGCGTTGTGATGCCACCAACGGCTATGTCGAGTATCGAGTTCTCGATGACGACGTTGTCTGGTGGGACAAGCCGAACGAGGAAACCAACCTCCGCTTCTGCGTGAGGAACTTCCACGACTGGGAGGCTGTCATGGATCCGCCCAGTCAGTCCCAAAGCTACACCGAAACAAAGTACCTGGGGGAGATGTGAACTCGGTTCGCGTTCGACTAGAGAGCCGCATCGCGCAGGCCATCCGCAACCACCCTCGTACGGATTATCAGGTCGCCCTCACCCTCACTCACGGCGCTGCGTTACTGACAATCCCTGGTGGGGACGCACAAACGGTGCGAATCACAAAAGAACATGATGACCTCTGGCTCACTTTGGAATTCAAGGAGAACGTGCTATGAAGCTGCTCAGCTCTTTGCGTCGGCTTTTCCAGAATTTCTCCGGCGAACTGAAGGAGCCGGACCTTACCCCGGGCGCTTGGCTGTGCTACTACATGGGCGACTACCTCTTCGCACATCCTGAAGAGAAGACGGTGAGGTCAGCCGTCATTGAGCTGTCCAACGGTGAATACATCTGGGCTACAGAGACTCCCGAATGGGATCGCGACTGGTTCGAGGATCTCGGTTTCAACTTCCCGTCCCGCTGGACGCTGTACAGCTCGCTAGCTGGGACTGACGTACAGATGAGAGGACTCGGATCCTGATGCGCCCATCGCATTTTCACGCCCCCGCGTTGCCGAACAAGCTCCCTGACCAGCGGCCCGCGTATGACAGTGACGGCAAGCTGATTCACGATGGCAAGACGTGGCCATTCACGAAGGTTTTGAAAAGCTTGCAGACTCACCAGCGCGAGGAACTGAAGAGAAGGACACGTAATGGGTGACTTCGACGCATTGGGCGCTGAGCTTCGCGAGTTTGTAAGGCCTGCCCCCAACTTCATTCAGCAGCTTGAGGCGAGGCACGGTGAGATCGTCATTCCGTGGCAGCGGGAGTTGCTTCGCCAGCTTGCACAGATCCTCCTACTCACCTGATGACCGAGAAGCAGTGCCGTGTAGAGATCCAGCGCCGCTCAGGTGACCTATGCGAGCGCTGCGGTATCGGGGGTGGACTGTCTATGCACCACCGCAAGAAGAGGTCTCAGGGAGGCCTGTGGAGCCTTGACAACATCGTCCACGTGTGCGGACACGGAACGGTCGGTTGCCATGGGTGGATTGAACACAACCCCAACGCAGCACACTCTGAGGGCTATCACGTAAGGCCTTGGGAAGAGCCAGCTGCCATCCCGATATACCAGCACCACCTGGGAAAGTTCACCCACATGAACCTCCTGGGGTCCGAATATCATAGAGACATCGATCTACGAGACCCATGGTCCAGCAACTGATCCCGAACGAATTGAGAGCGTATGAGCATCACCCTTCCTGAAGTCACTGTTGTTGGCACCCTCACTCGTGATCCCGAGGTCCGTTTTACTGGCGGCGGTAAGGCCGTGGTCAATGTGTCGGTGGCGACGAACACCCGAAAGAAGGACCCGGGTGGAAACTGGGTCGACGGCGACACCACGTTCCTGAACGGAACCATCTGGGATGTGTTCGCGGAGAATGTAGCCGAGAGCCTTTCGCGCGGAGACCGCGTTATCGGCCACGGCCAGATCAAGCAGCGCTCATTTGAGACCCGCGAGGGTGAGAAGCGCTCCGTGCTGGAAGTTGAGTTCGACTCCTTCGGCCCCGATCTTCGCTTTGCCACTGCAGCTCCGCAGAAGGGCGGCGCGCAGCGCCAGAAGCCCACAGAAGATGCTTGGGGCGGCGACTCCAACAACGATGAACCGGATTGGTGAGCGAGAAGCTAACCCCCGGCGAGGCGCGTAAGAAACACGCTCGGTCTTTCAGGCAGTTCTGGGATGCCTATCCCAAACACACTGCCATCAGTGAGGCCGAGCGTGTTTTCGCTGACCTGGTCGAAAACAAGGGGCAAGATCCGGCCAAGCTCATTGAGTCCGCGCGCAACTTTGCGATGTCATGTGACCCGGACGACTTGACCTATGTTCCCGCAGCGCATTCGTGGCTAAAGCAGGGCCGGTACGACGACGTTGATCTTTTCGCAGACGAGCGTGCAGCCCAACGGAATTGGATGAAGCAGCAGTGGAAGACCACGAACGTAAAAGCTGTGGAGAACCGGTTCGGCATCAAGATGCCCAAGCAGTATCCACCCGACGAGATGACCGACCCAGAAGCTATCCGCTTCTGGCACAGGGAGATTTCGCGGGCATGGATCACCCAGATTTATAGAGAGAGGGTCGAGTGTCAGGAGACCGAGAGCCAGCCCACGACCTCCGAGCTGAGCAAGGTGTAATCGGTGCGCTCCTCCTGAACCCTGACGTGTTCTCCAAGCTGGAGGGCCTGAGGGCTGATCACTTCTACCACCCAACCAACGAACTCCTTTTCACGTGCATTCAGGGCATGTATGCGGAGGCTGTGCCTATTGATGCCATGACGGTTTTCGACCGCCTGCGCCGAAGCAAGGATCTGCGTAAGTCTGGTGGAGCCCCCTACCTGCAGACCTGTATGGAGCACTGCAATGTGCCTGGGAACGTCGGTTACTACGCGCAGATCGTCACTGAGCAGTGGAAGATCCGCACCGTCAACAGCCTTGGGCAGAGGTTCCAGGCGCTTCATGACGACCCGGGCGAGATCCCGGAGGCGTTGGAGGCCGCACGATCCTTCCTTGACCAGCTGGATGACATGCAGGAGGTCTACTCCCTTGGCTTCCGCGACCTGTATGACCAGTGGTCTACAGCGCAGGAGGATGATCGCCCGTTCTTGCCAACACCCTGGATGAATGTCAATGACCAGCTCGGTGGGGGCTATCAGAGTCAGCGCCTGTATGTGACGGGCGCACGCCCTGGCTGCGGCAAGACGATCTTCGGCACGCAGGTGTCGTGGCATATCGCCAAGCAGGGGTACGAGACGCTGGTGTTCTCGCTGGAGCTCTCCAAGGACGACCTGATGGGCCGTCTTGCTGCGTGCGGCACCGAGACCCCCTATAAGCCGATCTTCCGGCGCAAGATGGATCCGTCTCAGCAGGAGAAGATCAGCCGATGGGCCGCTGAAAATGCGGAGATCCGTTTCACGATCGATGATGAGCCAGACCTCACCATTGAGGAAATCGCGCAGAGGTGCCGGGTGCACAAGCAGCGGTTCGGTCTGGACTTCGTATTCATTGACTACCTGCAGCTGGTCAAGTCTGCCAAGCGATTTGACTCACGTGTGCTGGAGGTCGACTACATCGCGACCATGGCTCGCAGCATTGCGCGGCGGCTGGACTGTGCGGTTCTTGTTGCGGCACAGTTGAATCGCAGCCTCGAGCAGCACAACGGCAAGCCTCGCCTTCCGAACAAGTCGGACTTTCGCGAATCGGGTGGCATCGAGCAGACGGCTGATGTCGCTGTCATCCTGTCCCGTCCACCTACGTCCCATGGAGATGACGAAGACCAGGGCGTGCCACTGATGAACGCGTGCTTCGTGAAGAATCGCCAGGGCCCTGAGGATGTCGTGGTTCTTGCTGAACGTTTCGACCAGATGCGGTTCGCGGCATGAAGCTCTGGAATTCAAACCAGGAGTGGTATCAGTACATCCAGTGTGGTGGAGATATCCGTTTCATCAAGGACCCCAACGAACTTGGCGAGAAGGATACTGCCGAGGTCCAGAGCATCTGTGGTGAATGTCCGGTACGTCCTGAGTGCTTGAAGGCGAATTGCGTTGACCGCCAGGAGAGTACGGTGTGGGTGGCTGGTGAATGGATTCCCGAGATGTTCGGGAAGACCCCCAAGGCGAAGGCGCGGCGCGCGGAGTTCTATGCGGCTATGGCTCGCAGGATCCCCGAGGAAGAGGATGACCGGCCCGACTTCATCCGCTAGGCGGCAAACCCAACCAGTCAGTTGTCTGGTAAAGCCGAGTCCCCAGATGTTGACCCCGTGTGACCAGGGTTACAGTCTGCCAAACGAGACTTGGGAGGGTATCTGTGCATCGGCGGGGAGGCGTTTGCAGTTCATGTGGGTGCCGGTTGTCATACCCTCTCTGTATGGTCATTCCACTGACGGACAGTCAGCCGGGGAGGTTGAGGGTCTGTCGCGTAAACAGGTTCGGACGTAAAGGTAGCGGGTCGTTGAGTAGGAACCGGAAGTCGGCGAAAGCCGCAGGGGCGAACTTCAATCGCCTCATTGTTGATGGGCTGCGAGAAGCATTGCAGGACCCCAATATTCAGGTTGCACCGAGCTGGGGGAGTGTTGACAAGGGCGATGTTGTCAACTTCCGTATTGACGGGCACGACATCGTTATCGAAACTAAGGACGTAGCTACATTAAGCCTTCCCGAAGGGGTTGGGGAGGCTAAAGTAGAGGCCAAGAACGCGGGAGCTCTTGCCGGGTTCTTCGTTCACAAGCGCAAAGGCACAACTGATCCCATGAAGCAGTGGGTTAGCTGCACCCTGGCCGAACTTGTCGCACTTGCAACAAAAGTTCCGGTACACGACCGGGACTGATTGAAGGGATACAACCAAATGACCGCTATGATCGAGCGCCCACCTACGGCCAGCGACCTGGATCTTGATTGGCGCAGCAAAGCTGTATGCGATCCTGACGACCAGGAGTCGCACTTTCTCACCGTGGAAGAGCTGGTCGAGGATGGAGTCGCTCTGGAGTTGGCTACCGAAATGGTGGCCTACGCCGAGCAGCGCGCAAAGGCCACGTGCTCACGCTGCCCCGTTCTGGACAGGTGCCGTACCTGGGCTCTGGATAATGGCGAGGAATTCGGCATCTGGGGTGGGACCACTCCAGCTGAACGCGCAGCGATGCGCCCCGAGTGGACCACCGTCAAGCAGATCACCATGCCTGTAGAGGCTTTGACCGGTGAGGCCCTCCATGCTCACAACAGTGTGGATACTCGCTACCGCAACCGCCTGGAAAAGGCACGTGCCGCCCATGAACTGGTGACAGCTCGTCCCGACTTCGCTGTGTTCCATCGCCGTGTCGGGCACCAGAGTCGCGCAGCATGCCTGGATGTGTTGAACGCGATCATTGCCAACCCTTCCGTTCCAACCACGGATCTAGCTGCACGCATTGGTAAGTCATCGAACTTCTTCAGTCAGCTCTTTAGCTTGGTGTGCCGCGAATTGGGTCTGTAGCAAACTCAGGCTTGCGCACCATAGCTATATAATGTAAGTAGCTGCTGTAGAGCTACGCTCCAGTAGTCGCCCCGGTCGATGTATCTAGACGCCCTCTCACGCGCCGCCGACCGGGGCTCTACTTTTTCTCACCCACATGAACCCAAATCCCGTCGATACGATTACTTCCATGGATGGAAACGACTGGGGCGCAACGGCATCGCTGAATGGCGGCATTCAGACGATGGCGGAAATCATTGCGACACAGCAGACTATGATCCACCTTTTGTCTAGTCGGCTAGACAAAGCAAAGAGTGTCTTGTCAGTTATCCGCTTCGAAACATATGAGGTTGGGCATCGCCCCATGGGAGGCGTGAATCCGGTGGATCAACTTGCCCGCGTTCAAGCAATGGCTAGTCGCTGCTTGGAGGAGCTTCGCGCATGAGGGCTCCCGACGTCACTCTTAACCGCCAGGATGGAACCCCATACCTATTGCGGTGGCACATCATTCCGCGCAATAAGCACTTCAACATTTACCTTCACAAGTTCCTCGGGTCGGATGACGATCGCGCACTTCACGACCATCCGTGGTGGTTCGTGTCGATCTTGTTGAAGGGCTCCTACTGGGAGCATCGCGCGGACGGATCACGGAATCTGCGCAAGGCCCCGAGTATCGCGTTCCGGCGAGCGACCGTGGCTCATCGTGTGGAGCTGGTGCCTCTGCCGATATGGAGCTTCGAACACGACCGGTGGTACGAGAAGCCAGCCACCACCCTGATCATCACTGGCCGCGTGACTCGTGACTGGGGTTTCCACTGTCCAAACGGTTGGAAGCACTGGCGAAAGTTCATCAATCACAACGGATGTGGAGAGAAATGAATCCCCTGGTTATCCCCCTGAGTCTGAGCCTCCTCGGCATCATCCTAGTGTCAGGCTTCGTCCCGTTTCCTTGGGTTGCGCTGCTCTGGATTGCTAGCGGTGTAAACGGTTACCTCCTCGGTAAGGCAGCCTGCGAGTGAGTGAGCACGAAGGCCATGTCCACGTGGACGGCGAGAACCCGATGGTTCCCGCCGATTCGATTGAAGCCCGTGAGCGCTGGTCTCGAGTCCCGGGCCGCGCACTGAAGCGCAGCCTCGCCGTGGGACGAGGGGAGTACAACCCGAAGCGGTCGCGCGTTCGCCGTCGCATCCACCGCATCCGCCGACAGAAGGCATGGATTTGACTACGCTCATCGTCGGCTCGGTAGCCGCGAAGCACTGGTTTCCCGACTGGCGGGAACCGAAGGACGTGGACCTCTTCACGAACGAGCCAAACACCTCGCTCGCGGACCCATCTATCCGAGGGGACGCATTCTGGGATCCCCGGCTGTACGAGATTCTGGAGTTGACGGACAAGACGTCCGTATTCGCAAGCCCAGATCAGCTGTACACAATCAAGCACTCGCACGCCTACTGGGAGCTGAAGAACAACTCCTGGGGCAAGCACATGGCCGACATGCTGGACCTCAAGCGTAGGGGAGCCAAGCTCATCCCCGAATGGCATGACGTGCTCTACAGGGTGTGGGAAGACCTCCACGGCAAGAAGCAGGTGGATCTCACCCAGGAGTCGGACGAGTTCTTCACCGACGCGGTGAAGCGCATCTACGACCACGACTCGTTGCATAAGTCTGTCGGTTACACGCCTGGTCATCCGCTGTATGAGAAGGCGTTGAAGTGGGGGGCCACGGTCGAGATGGATATGGCCAAGGTGTGGAGCTGGCCGCACAAGAAGATCGTCGCGCTGTTTCGCGAGGAGATCTATGTGACGGCACTGGAGCGGCTGGTGATTCCCAACGATTACAAGTACTCACCGGGCGCGGCATACCAGTGGGCCCTGCGCCGCACCATCACTTCCCTGACAAAGGGGAAGAGCGCCCAATTCATCGTCAGCCACTTCGATGAGTTCCGCAGGCCGGATCTCGACTATGTGCAGTGGCACAAGGACAACAGCCGTTTTCTGAAGCGATTGGAAACCGCATGAGCTACACCGTTGACGACATCACCAACCTCGCTACCACCTTCGTAGCCCCAGGGATTGCCTGGGAAGGGCTCTACAACCTACTTCAGATGGGTGCCTCGGTCGGCCTCCCGGGCATCGGGATTGCCACCTTGGTTGAGGCTCACACCCCCGAGAAGGAAGAGGGTGCGCGCATGCCGCAGGCGTACTTCGTATTCGAGGTGCGCAGCTTCTCGGGTGTTCGACACTTCAAGCACTGCGGCTACGTCACCTCCTATGACGGAATCCATTGGGGTGGAGACACATTCGAGGTCAAAGCCGCGCCCGTGCAGAAGAATGACTGGAGGTCTATCTGATGAGCTACACCATCAAGGAGCTCAACAAGGCGATCGAGGACGAGGAAAACGCTTGGGAGGGTTCCTGGTTCGAGTTCGAAGATCACATTGAGTACGACAGTGCCGGTGTGGTCATCCCCGGCATCGGCCGAGCTACGTATGTCGATCAGTACGGGGGCGAAGGTAAGGGCGAAGACCTTTGGATGATCTTCAAGGTGACCGGCCTTGATGGCACCGAGCGTTTCTTCCGACGCAGTGGTTACTACGCATCCTTCGTTGGCGGCGACTATGACGGTCCGACAAGGGAAGTAAGGGTTACGCAGAAACTTATGACCGTTTACGAGGAGATCAAATGAGCTACACCATCGCGGATGTTGATGAGCTGGTTGAGGATACCGGTTGGGATGTCACCTATATCCCATACAAGGAGACCGAGGAAAAGACCGAGCGCGTCACTGGCTGGCACGAGTTCGAAGAGCACATCGAAGTCAGTCGGAAGCGGTGGAACGATGACACCCGCGAGTTCGATCCGATCCCTGAATCGGAGATCGAGTACAAGCACATCGAAGGCTTCGGCCATTTCGATGTAGTGGAAAGCTTCGGCGGCGAAGGTGAGGGCGACCAGTACTGGTTCGTCTTCAAGATCACTGATGACAACGGTGAGGTCCGCTACTTCCGGCGTAACGGCTGGTACGCATCGTTTGATGGTGGGTACTACGACGGTCCGACTGAAGAGGTTGTGGCGCAGGAGAAGACCATCATCGTGTGGGTGAAGAAGTGACCCCAGAAGCGATTACTGAAGTCGCGCGCCAGATTGCGGTAGAACATCTGGAAGACGGAATCGAGTTCAGCTCTGTGTATGAGCGCGATGAACTTGAAGAGGTTGACGAGGATGTCCTGCGGGCAATCCACGACCAGGCCAACGATTTCCTGAACGAAGCGGCAAGGGAGCTCGGCGCATGAGTGTTGGCGAAGTGATGACTACCTCCGCTACCGGAGGTCAGAAGGCGGGCAATGACATTCGCATGTCACTGGTCCCGCATGAGATCCTGGATGTCGCTGAGCTGTACGGCAAGGGTGCGAAGAAGTACGCAGACCACAACTGGCGCAAGGGCTATGAGTGGTCCAAGTCGTACGACGCCATGATGCGTCACGCTATGGCGTGGTGGAATGGTGAAGAGTTCGACAACGGCGAGGGCGGAACCGGCCTGGAGCACCTCACCGCCGTGATCTTCCATGCCCTGGCATTGATGTACTTCCGCAAGAACTTCCCCGAGTTCGATGATCGTTTCAAGGGCCCGAAGGGGTTGGAGAAGTTCCGCGACTAATGCGCTATTCAGAAAAGGGCTGGATCGGCCTGGTGGCGTATATCGCCGCCGTTGAATACTTTGCGCCCGAAGATGAGAAGCTCAGCCACCAGTTTGATAGGTGGCTGAGCTCTCGTCTTGGTTGGGCTATTTGTCATGCCGCCGTGGCTATTACGGGGCTCCATCTCCTGAACTACCTGAGCGAGAAGGTCGATCCGTACACGGGTTTCGGTCGAAAATAACTACCCACATGATCCCATTTTACCGAAATAGACTGGGACACATGGAAACTTTGAAAACACCTGGGACGCGGCTCCCATTCCACTACTCCAACGGACACCTCACTGTTGCACTGGAGGATGGGCGCTACCTCCTAATCGTCGCGGGCCCCGACACGCTCGTAGCGTCTCCAAAGAGCGTCTGGGTGCAGACCGTAGAAGAGCGCGGCGAGATGGATAACATGCTGTTAGAAGCCCTTCTCGCTGGTACGACACTCGACTGCTTCGCGGCCCCCGAGTGAGCGCTACGGGCGAGTTCGAGCATCTCGGTCAGCTCGAAGCCATTGAGACAGACATGGGCGTGACCGTCCGGGTCACTGAGAACATCTTCATTCAGGTGCTCACCCATAAGAGCGGTGAGCCACATGCCTTTCTCGTGTCCGGTGAGCAATTGCATGTCATGACAGAAGAATTCATCGCCCATTGGGACAAGCTCACCACCGCGAAGCTCGAAGAACAGTTCCAGAACTGAGATAGGCAGACATATGACGGATGCGAAGATCCTGGCAATCGATATCGAGCGCCAGTCGGCTCTGGTTGACGGGGTGTGGGAAGGCAAGCAGTACGGCAGTTGGATTGCCCCCGAACGCGTTATCGAGCCTCCTCGCACCATCTGCTTCGCCTACCGGTGGATTGACGACCCCAACCACAAGACCAAGTTCGTTGCCGAATGGGATGGGAACCTCCCGCAGGACAACCAGTCTCACACCCCGGGTGGTGGACATCAGAACATGGTGGAGCAGGCTTGGGACCTCCTGTCGGCAGCGGACTACGTCGTTGGGTACAACAGCAAGAACTTCGACGTCAAGCACCTCAATACTGCGTTCTGGTATTACGACCTAACGCCGCCAGCTCCTCATGTGGACATTGACCTCATGAAGGAAATCTCGCGAAACTTCAACCCATACGCCAAGTCAATGCGCTATGTCGCAAAGGCAAAGGCGATGGAGGGCAAGGAGAACACTGAGAATGGCCTTTGGCGCACACTGCGCTTCGGCCAGGGCGATGTGCTACGCCGTGCTCGTCGGTCAATGAAGAGCTACAACATGCGCGACGTCGATCAGACGGTGGAGCTCTACTACGACACCCGTCCGTGGCTGCGTGGCATGAACCTCGGGTTGTGGACCGAGGACGGCGAGATGCATTGTCCAAACTGCAATTCCACGCACATCACCAAGCAGGGCACTCGCAAGAACGCCACTCGTGTTTACACGCGCTTCCAGTGCCAGGACTGCGGCAAGTGGCTGAAAGACACCCATTGCATTGCATCCACCAACGTGACAGGAATCTGACTATGAAGAACCAAATCGAAAACACTTTCAATATCAACTGCAACGACACCGTTGACATTGGTTTCAACGGCATTCCCATCGATCAGGTAGGCGAGTTCTTCGCATGGCTGGGCACCGCTGCGGGGCTCATAGCCCTCACAAACTCTTTTATCGCGGCGGTCAAGGAATCTGGCGTATTTCCAGATGAGGTAATCCAAGCCCTGGAGCAGATCTAGGTGAGCCTGCGCCCCGATGACACAGTGCTTATCCGCCAGCTCGAAGAGGTTCTCATCAGCGAGCTTGACCGCCAGCATCTGGACGGCGAGATCGAAGAAACCGCAACGGGTGAGGTCTATTTCGATGCCATTGACGGCGAACTGAGCGGACGCCCTGACTGGTACAAGGCCGTCACGAAAGTGATGGAGGCTTACTGGGCCGAGGAGGGACGCTGATGGAGACACCTGAGCTGATCTGGAAGCCAATCCCTTTCCTGGACCAGCGGTATGAAGTGTCCAACACAGGTATCGTTCGATCGTTGCCGTTCACCCGGGAATTCACCCGCAAGGACGGCACGACATGGAAACGCAACTACAACGGCTACTACCTGTCGCGGCGAATTGGCCGGAACGCCAGTAAGAACCGACCAGCTGATGACCATCTATACGTGTCGATTCATCGTGGATCCGGGCGTACTGCGAGTTGGAGTCTGCTCTTACGGGTAGACACCCTAGTCGCTTCTGCATTCCATGGCGTGCCGTACAACCGAGCTGATCAACGTGAAGTGCAGAAGTGGCGCGTGCACCACATTGACGGTGATCCACAAAACTGCGACGCCGACAACCTCGAGTGGCGTTCACGTCTCAGCACTCAGCCAGGCGATGTGGACAACCACTCGAAGAACCTTGCCGAGTTCCGGGCCTCCACCGACAACGTGATGGAGCGCCTGTTCGGGAACGTCGCGTGAAGCAGCTCATCTACCTCTACCACAGGCTATTTCACTTCAGACGTGGGTCTCAGCGCCCCGTGACCGTAGCCGAATTACTCACCACCGAAATCTAGGAGCCGTCTATGCCGCCCACAATGTGGATCACCCTGATCCTGCTCATCGTTGCCGGAATTGCCGTTATTGCAACTCCGATCGCGCCCCGCGAAGAACGACACATCCCACTCCTCACCGCTGCCGGTGCCGGTGTATTCGCGCTGATCTTCGGTATCTTCGCTTCGATTACCACCGTTGGTACTCGACAGATTGGTATCGAGACCACGTTCGGGCGACCGAATGGCTCAACGCTGTCCAACGGCCTACACTTCAAGGCCCCGTGGGCGAACGTCACTGAGATGGACGGGGCGATCCAGATCGACCAGCACAAGGGTGATAACCGCATCAAGGTTCGTCTAGGTAACTCTTCCACTGCAGACGCGGATGTGTCAGTTCGTTGGCAGATTAAGCAGGAAGCCACGCCAGAGCTATTCGTCCAGTACAAGACATTCGACAACGTTCGAACCAACCTGGTCACCCGAAACCTGCAGGTTGCATTGAACGAGGTGTTCGCAACGTTCGACCCTTTGGCCCCGAAGAATCTCGACCAGTCTCCACTGCCAGAGCTGTCGGAGCAGGCCCGCAAAATCCTTGCAAGCAAGGTGGGCACCCAAGTCGAAATCTTGGACGTAGCTGTCCCGACGATCGACTACGACGAGGGCACCGAACAGAAGATCAATCAAATCAACCAGTCCCGCGCTGCCACCTCGGTGGCCCTGCAGGACCAGAAGACTGCCGAGGCCCAGGCCCGCGCAAATGAGATTCTGTCGAGCTCCGTATCTCGCGACCCCAACGTGCTGGTCTCCAAGTGTCTGGACATCGCCAAGGACAAGGGCCTTGCGCTCCTCTGCTGGCCGACACCGGTCATGCCGACCGTCCCCACCAAGTAGGTGGGGACGTGTCCGACGTCAGTTTGATGACCGCGCTCATCAAGCAGCATGCAAAGGCCCGCGTCAATGGACGCTTCTACGACTGGACTGACGTCTATCCGAACGAGGGTGGAGCCCTGAAGGCCGCAGAGGCGCTGTATGAGGCGGGTTTCCGCTTGATGACCGACGAAACAGATAGGGCCCAGAACGCGCGCCTGGATGAACATGAGCGCCGACTGGGCACGTCTTGAGGGATGGGCTGGGTTGCCACAGTGAGCAGGTTGCTAGTGGTGGCAGATGACACCCGAAAGAAGCCAACGGGTCTGCTGCACGAATAGGTGACATCTGAGTTGGCTTGCCCGGGACGGGTGAGCTGGAAGGATGT